GTTGCCAAAGAAAAAATAATAAAGCATGACCCTGAAGATGATTTAGCTGCTGATAGATTGAAGAACGCTGCGGCTACAAAAAAGCTAGCTATATTCGATGCATTTGAAATACTTAAAAGGATTGAAGAGGAAAGAGAGTCTTTAGAAGAATTGTCACCAAACAATAAGATAGACACAAAACAAGGATTTGCAGAAAGAAGGTCAAAATAACGAGCTATACAAATTGCTTTATGATGTGGTACCAAAGAGTGTCCTCTCAAATAAGAACAGGAATAAGTCTTGGATTTATGGGTATAATGATAAGTACGATATAGTTGTTATATCAAAGACAGGTGAGCTAGGGGATATAGTTGAAATATCAGGTTTAAAGATTGGGTTGCCTAAAGCACCTAGTGGGTGTCTTGAAAGACACCCTGATAAGAATAAACAATATTGGGAGAGGCGAGAAATACCAAACCAATTATCTAAGATTCAATCTATATTCCAATGGAATGAAATGCCATCTGAGTTTAAGGGGAGGTGGGTTGACTATATAGAACAGGAGTTCGACTATAGAGAAGAGGGGTGTTGGTTTATGAATCGTGGAATACCCACATATGTAACAGGTGCACACTATATGTATCTTCAGTGGACAAACATAGATATTGGATACCCTGACTACAGAGAGGCAAACAGGTTACTTTATATTTTTTGGGAAGCTTGCAAGGCTGATAAAAGAAGCTTTGGTATGGTTTATCTTAAGATAAGACGTTCAGGTTTTTCATTTATGTCGTCATCTGAGTGTGTTAATACAGGAACGCTTGCAAAAGATGCTAGGGTTGGGATACTGTCAAAGACAGGTTCGGATGCAAAGAAGATGTTTACCGATAAGGTAGTGCCTATAAATAGCAGGCTACCATTTTTCTTCAAGCCAATTATGGACGGTATGGATAAGCCTAAGACCGAGTTGGCTTTTAGGATTCCTGCCGCTAAGATTACTAAAAAAAATATGTACGACACCGTGTCTGATGAGCTATATGGTCTTGACACATCTATAGATTGGAAGAACACAGACGACAACAGCTATGATGGGGAGAAGTTGTTGTTACTAGTGCACGATGAGAGTGGTAAGTGGCTAAAGCCAAATAACATACTAAACAATTGGAGGGTGACTAAAACCTGTCTAAGGTTAGGCAGTAAGATTATAGGTAAGTGTATGATGGGTTCGACATCCAATGCTTTATCTAAAGGTGGAGACAGCTTTAAGAATCTTTATTATGATTCAAATGTATTGTCTCGCAACTCCAATGGTCAGACTAAGAGTGGAATGTATTCATTGTTTATTCCAATGGAATGGAATATGGAAGGCTTTATAGATAGATATGGTATGCCTGTTTTAGAAAAGCCATCCGTTAATGTGCTAGGCATTGATAACGAAATGATTTCTATGGGAGCTATTGAGTATTGGGAAAATGAAGTTGATTCATTAAAGAATGACCCTGATGCATTAAATGAATATTATAGGCAGTTCCCTAGGACAGAGTCTCATGCTTTTAGAGATGAGAGCAAACAGTCTTTGTTTAACCTAACTAAGATATACCAACAGATAGACTACAATGACGGAACGATTTCAAATCAATACGTAACACGTGGTTCCTTTAATTGGAGGAACGGTATAAAAGACACTGAAGTTGTTTTTAGTCCTGATACCCGTGGCAGATTTTTTATATCTTGGGTGCCAAATAAAAATATGCAAAACAATGTGATATCAAAGAATGGGGTTAAGCACCCCGGCAATGAACACATAGGTGCATTCGGGTGTGACTCTTATGACATCTCAGGTACAGTGGGCGGTGTGGGTTCAAACGGTTCTCTACATGGACTAACAAAATTTAGTATGGAAGAGGCTCCAAGTAATGAGTTCTTTTTAGAATATATAGCAAGACCTCAAACGGCAGAGATATTTTTTGAAGATGTACTTATGGCTTGTATATTTTATGGTATGCCGATACTTATAGAGAACAACAAGCCAAGGCTACTCTACCATTTTAAGAACAGGGGGTACAGAGGGTTCTGCACAAACAGACCCGACAAGGTTTTTACTAAGCTTTCTAAGACAGAGAAAGAGCTAGGGGGTATACCTAACAGTAGTGAGGCTGTAAAGCAGGCACACGCTGCAGCAATTGAGTCGTACATCGAGAATCATGTTGGGTTAAAAAGTGAAGAGGGAGATATGAACTCTATGCCATTCAATAGAACCCTTGAGGATTGGGCTAAGTTTGATATAAGCAACAGGACAAAGCACGATGCGTCTATTAGCTCAGGTCTCGCAATTATGGCGTGTCAAAAACACTTATATCAACCTACAAAAAAAGAATCAAGAATAATGATTAACTTTGCAAAGTACACAAATACAGGCAACATAAGTCAGATAATTAGATGAAAGATGTAAAAGTAAACATTTCATCTGCAGGGTTTCCTAGTCAATTTTCCTCGGACTCAGAAAAATCTACTGTCGAGTTTGGTCTCAAAATAGGTCAAGCTATACAGTATGAGTGGTTCAGGAAAGACGGGAATAGTTGTAGATATTATAATCAATGGAGAGAGTTCCATAGGTTGAGATTATACGCAAGAGGCGAACAGTCTATTGGTAAATATAAAAGTGAACTAGCAGTTGATGGTGACTTAAGTTACCTAAACTTGGATTGGACACCTGTCCCTATTATACCTAAGTTTGTTGATATTGTTGTCAATGGTATGGCAGACAGGTTATTTAAGGTTAAGGCTTACGCACAGGACGCTATGTCTCAGGCTAAGCGTTCTAAGTATCAAGACATGATTGAGGGGCAGATGGCGGCTAAAGATGTCCTAGAGATAATACAATCGAAAACAGGGGTTGACCCATTTGTTGTACCTGCTGCCGAGCTACCTGCTACAGACGAAGAGCTGTCTCTTTATATGCAGTTAAATTATAAGCCTGCAATAGAGATAGCTGAAGAGGAAGCTATTAGCACTCTACTAGAAGAGAATCATTATTTAGATTTACGTAAGAGGTTTGACTATGACTTAACCGTATTAGGGTTGGGTGTGGCTAAGCACGAGTTCTTGCCGGGTGCGGGTGTAAAGGTGTCTTACGTTGACCCTGCTAATATTGTGTATAGTTATACCGAAGACCCACACTTTAAGGATTGCTTTTATTGGGGAGAGGTAAAGACAATGCCGATAATAGACTGCAAAAAAATTGACCCATCACTGACCAACGAAGACCTAGAGGAGATATCTAAGTACAGTCAGTCTTGGTATGATTACTATAACGTATCTCAGTTTTATGAGAACGATGTGTTTTATAAAGACACAGTTACGCTTCTGTACTTTAACTACAAGACTACTAAGAAGATGGTCTATAAGAAAAAAGTAATGGCTACAGGTGCAAGTAAAGTTATTGAAAAAGACGACCAATTTGACCCGCCTGTTGAAGTAATGGAAGAGGGTAACTTTGAAAAGTTTGAAAAGACTATTGACGTATGGTATGAAGGCGTAATGGTTATGGGTACCAATATAGTTCTTAAGTGGGAGCTTGCTAAGAATATGGTTAGACCTAAGTCTACAAGTCAGCACGCACTACCTAACTATGTTGCGGTAGCACCAAGAATGTATAAGGGTGCTATTGAGTCTTTGGTTAGACGCATGATACCATTTGCTGATTTAATTCAGATGACTCACTTAAAGTTACAGCAAGTTATTTCACGAGTAGTGCCTGATGGTGTGTATATAGATGCTGACGGATTGAATGAGGTAGACCTAGGTACGGGTGCAGCATACAACCCTGAGGATGCATTAAGGCTATACTTCCAAACAGGTAGTGTCATAGGAAGGTCATATACTCAAGATGGCGACTTCAATAACGCAAGGGTTCCTATTCAACAGCTGTCATCTAACTCAGGTGCGTCTAAGTCACAGATGCTTATAAGTAATTATAATTACTACCTTAATATGATTAGGACAGTTACGGGACTAAATGAAGCTAGGGACGGCAGTATGCCTGACCCCGATTCATTGGTAGGTCTACAGAAACTTGCTGCATTAAATTCAAATGTAGCTACCCGTCACGTATTAGATGGAAGTCTTTATATATTTAGAAGTTTGTCTGAGGCATTAACGTACAGGGTGGCAGATATTTTAGAGTATTCAGATTTCAAAGATGACTTTGCAAATAAAATAGGTAAGTATAATGTAAGTATACTTAATGATATATCAGACTTATACATATATGATTTTGGTATATTCCTAGAGATTGCTCCCGATGAGGAACAAAAGGCAATGCTTGAACAGAATATTCAAATGGCTTTATCTAAGGGTGATATTAACCTAGAGGATGCAATTGATATTAGAGAAATAAAAAATATTAAACTTGCTAATCAACTTTTAAAACTGAAACGTAAACAAAAACAGGACAGAGAAGAAAGGTTAGCTATGCAGAAGCAGGCTATGCAAGCAGAGCAGCAGATGAAGTCTCAGCAAATGGCAGCTCAGGCATCTATGCAAAAGCTCCAAGCGGAGATGCAGGGTAAGATGCAATTAAAACAAGCAGAGGTTGCGTTTGATATAGAGAAGCTAAAGAATGAAGCTGAGTTAAAGAGTCAGTTGATGGCTGAAGAGTTCGATTATAATCAGAAGCTTAGAAATATATCTGAGGGTGCATTGAAAGAAAGAGAGAATCAAAGGGAAGGGGCTAAGTCTAGTCGTATAAGTCAGCAGAACACAGAGCAATCAAAGCTGATAAACCAACGGAAAAACAACTTACCTCCTCAGATATTTGAGTCTAACGAGGACAGCCTAGATGGTTTTGATTTAGCGGAGTTCTCTCCTAGATAGCAAATAAAACGCAAATGTTTTTTTGTTTAACTTTGTAAAAATTTAATTAAATGGAAATAAAAGTAAAAGCAGTTGAGTCGGTTGAAGAAAAATCTACTCAGCAAATCGAACAAGAGTTGCTCGAAAAGCACGAGCAGAAACAAAATGGAACTGAGGATTCTGCAACAGTAGAAGTTGAAGAGACAGCTATAGAAACAGAACCTACTGAATCTTCGCAGTTAAACGAAGAGGATGTTCTTTCATTTATTAAGAATAGATATGAAAAGGAGTTCACATCTGTAGACCAACTATTCGAAGAAAAAGAATCAAACGAAGAGTTGCCTGAAGATGTTAAGGCTTACTTTGATTATAAAAAAAACACAGGCAGAGGAATCGAAGATTACGTAAAACTAAGCAAAGATTTTTCTTCTATGGATGAAGACCAACTTTTATCTGAGTATCTTATCGCTTCAGGAGAGGCTACTGATTCAGAAGATGTAGAAGTCCTTATGGATGACTATAGCTACGATGAAGAAATCGATGAAGAAAAAGATATAAAGAAAATAAAGTTGATAAAGAAAAAAGCTATTGCTAAAGCAAGAAAGTTTTTTGAAGAGCAAAAAGAGATGTACAAACAACCCCTTGAGTCAAGTACGGTTGGAATCTCTAACGACCTCAAAGAAGAGCTTGAAGAGTATAAGCAATACTTGAACACGGCTAAGAGTAGCCAAGAGGAATTAACGAGAAAAAGAAATTGGTTTGTTGATAAAACCAATGAGGTGTTCCAAGATTTCAAAGGTTTTGATTTCAATGTAGGGGATTCCACTTTAACTTTTAATCCGGGTGATGCAGATAAAGTAAAAGAAGCTCAGCTAGATTCGTCAGTTTTTGTAAGAAAATTTATGGATAAAGACACAGGGCTTATTAATGACGCTGAAGGGTATCACAGGTCGCTAGCCATCGCAATGAATCCTGAGAGGTTTGCTTCGTTCTTTTATGAACAAGGTAAAACAGATGCAACAGAGGACGTTACACGTAAAATGAAAAATGTCGACATGACAGAGCGTAGAACTCCTCAGGTAGCACGTACAAAGGATGGGTTGCAAATTAAGTCTATATCTGCACCAAGCAGTAGAGGCTTAAAAATTAAAAGTAAAAAAAAGTAAAACAATTTAAAAATTAAAAAAAATGTCAGGTAATTTTTCAGGGAATGGTTTTGACCTCCAACCGTCAGCACAGCAAGTGCCACGGTCAACAAACTACATAACTAACTTCGACTTTTTAAATCAGTATCTTCCTGATACTTATGAGAAAGAATTTGAGCGTTATGGTAACAGAACAATTAGTTCATTCTTAAGAATGGTAGGAGCAGAGCTTCCTTCTAATTCAGATTTAGTAAAGTGGGCAGAGCAAGGTAGACTACACGTGAAATATTCGCAAGTAGGTACTGCAGCTACAGCTACTTCGGATACAGCAATTTTTCAGGTTAACGACCCGGCTGCTCCTACAGGTTCTACTACCACAGGACAGGTTCCTTTCTCAGCTCAAGGCGGTATCGCTATAAGAGAAGGACAGACTGTTGTTGTAGCACAGAACAATGGTTCAGGTGAAAACAAAGGTATCGTTACTAATGTTGATTTAACTTCATCTCCAATTCAGTTTACAGTTGCTTTCTATGAAGGTACAGGTCTTGTAACTTCAGGAACAGGTCTTACTAATGCTGACGTTACTGTATTTATATACGGTTCTGAATTTAAAAAAGGAACATTCGGAATGGAAGGTTCTCTTGAGTCTGATGACTACATCTTTGAGAACTCTCCTATTATCTTGAAAGATAAGTATGAGGTGTCAGGTTCTGACATGGCTCAAATTGGATGGGTAGAAGTAACTACAGAAAATGGAGCTACAGGATATCTATGGTATATGAAATCAGAGCACGAGACTCGTCTACGTTTTGATGACTACCTAGAGACGTCTATGGTTGAAGCAGTTCCGGCTGATTCAGGAGCTAACCCTTCAGGTGCATTTACTGCAGGCTACAAAGGTTCTGAGGGTGTATTCTACTCAGTATCTGAGAGAGGTAATCTTTGGACAGGTGGAGTTCCTACTGCACTTTCAGACTTTGATACCATTATTGGACGATTAGATTCTCAAGGAGCTATCGAGGAGAACGTACTTTTCCTTGACAGAGCGTTTGGATTCTCAATTGATGATATGTTAGCGGCTCAAAACTCTTACGGTGCGGGTGGTACGTCTTACGGACTATTTGACAACGATGAGGAAATGGCTCTTAACTTAGGATTCTCAGGATTCCGTAGAGGGTATGACTTCTACAAGACTGATTGGAAATATTTGAATGACCCAACTATGCGTGGCGGACTCTCAAGAGGAGCTGTAGGTGTTGGTGGTTCAGGTGCTATCAATGGTCTTATGGTACCTGCAGGTTCAACTACTGTATATGACCAAGTTCTAGGTAAGAATGCTAAGCGACCTTTCCTACACGTGCGTTATAGAGCTTCAGAAACTGAAGACAGACGTTACAAAACTTGGATTACAGGTTCAGCAGGAGGTGCTGCAACATCTGATTTAGATGCTATGCAGGTTAACTACTTGTCTGAGAGATGTATCTGTACTATGGGTGCAAACAACTTCGTATTGTTCGAAGATTAATAATTATAAAATGGTGGGGTGTCTTCAGGGACACCCTCACCTTTTTTTTTAAAGAAAATAAATAAATTAAATTAAATGAAATTAGAATTAAAAGATAGAGTTTATAAACTCACAAGAAACAGAGCACCATTGTCGTGCATAATCCCTTCAAGAAATTCAGCTAAGAGTCCTTTGCTTTACTTTGATGAGGAGCTAGGTTATAACAGAGCATTAAGATACTCAAGGAATCAGAAGACTTGTTTCGAAGATGAACAAGAGGGGCAAGTAATTGTTGAACCAATTATCTTTGAAGATGGTATGCTTCGTGTACCTAAAAACAATCCAACCTTACAGCAATTTTTACACTACCACCCACTCAATGGTAAAAAGTTTGAGGAAGTAGATTACAGTAAAGATGCATCAAAAGAAATTGAAAGATTAAATGTAGAGGTAGATGCTTTAATAGAAGCAAAGCAACTAGGCATAGAGCAACTTGAGAATGTAAGTAGAGTTTTATTTTCAACAGATATATCTAAAATATCTACAGCAGAACTTAAAAGAGATATATTAGTATTTGCTAAAAGCAACCCCGAAGTTTTCTTAAGGGCACTCACAGACCCATCGTTAAAGCTTCAGTCTACTGTAAAGCAGTTCTTCGATAATAAAATACTAGCCTTTAGGAACAAACAACGAGATGTGTTCTTTAACCTTGAGGGTAATAAGAAAAGAATGACTGTAATCCCCTTTGGTGTAGACCCAATTGAATATCTTTCTGATTGGTTTAAGACAGACGAAGGAGTAGGTGTATTAGAATTTTTAGAAAAACAACTCTAATAAACAAATGATACGTATGTATCAGAAAGAGTCCGGTTTTTAATCGGACTCTTTTTTTTTGCTATCTTTGTGAAAAGTATTTACAGATGATAAATTCGGTTAGAAACACAGTATTGTCTATACTTAATAAAAATAATTACGGATACATTTCTCCTTCTGATTTTAACTTGTACGCCAAGCAAGCTCAGTTGGATATATTTGAGGATTATTTTTATCAGTATAACTACCAACTGAACAAAGAGAATGCCCGTCAGTCAGGCACGGGGTATGCTGATATTACAAAAGGATATGGGGAGGTAATTAATATTTTTTCAGAGACTAATTTTTTATCGCACAACAATAACAATAAATTTTTTACACCTAGTCAAACGACAACTAGTGATGACTACTACTTACTTAATAAGGTCCTTATATACACAAGGCTATTAGCAAGTGGTTTGAATGATACTGTCTCACCTAACGAACTGCGTAACGCAACAGGAGACTTTATTGCTTTAGGGGTTCAGGTAGGAGATATTGTAGGTAACGTCACAACCAACAAAACAGCAATTGTTATTAATGTAAACTCAACAGCAACAATTACCTTGGACTCTGACATTTTTCTTACTACAGCAAATCAATATGTAATATATGATGACAGTGTGGTTAATGAAGCTGAGAAGGTAACGCATAGTAAAATAACTATGCTGAACAATTCACTTCTTACAGCACCGTCTACAATGTTCCCTGCCTACACACAAGCAGAGCCTACGTTGTCTTTGTTTCCTGCTAGTGTAAATACTATAGGTGCCGTTCAGTGTCAATACATTAGATATCCTAAAGACCCTAAGTGGACATACGTAAATTTAATTGGCGGAGAGCCATCGTTTGACCAATCGCAAACGGACTTTCAAGACTTTGAGTTATCTATATCAGACGAACCAACGTTGGTCTTAAAGATATTGCAGTATGCAGGTATGTCTATAAGAGAACTTCAGGCTGTTCAGTTTGGACAAGGACTAGAAAATTTTGAGGACCAACAAGAAAAATAATTTAAAATGTCTTATATATCACAGTATCAATATTACGAAAACGGAGGTGCGTCACCTGAGGATGCCAATTGGGGGTCATATCAGTACGTGTCATTGTATGATATAGTAAACAACTTTATGTTGATGTACGCAGGGAACCATAACCTTATAAATAATGAGGAAAGGTTTAAGGTTTTGTTCCACGCAAAGAGAGCTATACAGGAACTAAACTACGATGCGTTTAAAGAAATAAAAATATTAGAACTTAACGTAGGTAATACATTAAGATATGTACTCCCATCTGACTACGTAAATTGGGTTAGGATATCTGTCTATAAAGATGGCTTGCTATATCCATTAACTGAAAACATTCAAACCAATTGGAGTAGTGCTTACCTTCAAGATAATAAATCAAGGATATTGTTTGATGTAAATGGGAATGCCCTAAGTCCTCAGTTCTCGAACATTGATTATGATAGAATAACAGGCAGTAAAAAGTCTATATACCTAAATGCCAATAACCCATTTAACGGGAACGAGGGGTACTGTTGTGATGGTGTATGGTATTTTGATTATCAGATAGGGGCTAGGTTTGGTCTAAACACAGAGACAGCAAATTCAAACCCAACCTTTAGGGTGGATAAAAAGTCAGGGGTAATTAACTTTAGTTCTGACATGTCTAATCAAAGCTGCATCCTAGAGTACGTTTCAGATGGGATGGAAAATGGTAATGACGTAGACGTTACGGTAAATAAATTATTTGAGGAATATGTGTATGCACACATTGAACACGCCATACTAAATTCTAAATTAGGGGTTCAGGAATATATAGTTTCAAGGGCACGTAAAAGAAAAGGTGCGTTACTGAGAAACGCAAAGATTAGAATAAGCAATATACATCCCGGAAGATTGCTAATGAATATGAGGGGTAAAGATAAATGGCTAAAATAATATGGCGAATACACAAAGAAATTTTGTTTTAGGTAGGATGAACAAAAGCCTCGATGAGAGGCTTGTACCCAACGGGGAATATATAGATGCACTTAACGTTAGGTTAGGCTCTACAGAAGCTAGTGATGTGGGTTCCGTTGAGACTGCAAAGGGCAATACTCAGCTAACTACCCTTCAGTTTAACAACTATCCTTTGAGTGACCAAGCTAAATGTATTGGTGCGTATGAAGACGGAGCTAATGAAACTATATATTGGTTTGTCCACGACCCATACTTTGCTAGAGACAATTCGGGGACTCCTCCCTCTGAGTATCCTACGGGGAAAATAGACCTGATAGTATCATATAACGTTAATGACAATATAATTGACTACCACGTTATAAGTGTAAATGATGGTGGTGATTTAAATACAACATTAAACTTTGATTTAAAATATTTAATAACAGGAGTAGACCTAGTAGAAGACTTATTATTCTTTACAGACAATATAAACCCACCTAGGTTTATAAACATAAAAAGGGGATATACCAACCCTGCATATTTTGCACCTAAAGTAGTAGACTATGGTAATGAGCCCCTATTGTTGCAAGAAATATTACATGTAATAAAAAGACCTCCACTGTACGCACCTACTTTTAATTTATTGACTGTAGGTAACTCTCAAGATAATTATTTACAAGATAGATATATATGTTTTGCATACAGATACAGATATGCTGACGGGGAATATTCTGCAACATCTCCATTTTCTGAGCCTGCATTTGCTCCTAAAGACTTTTATTTTAGTTCATCAAGTTTCCTTAACGAGGGGATGGAAAATTTTTACAATGCGGCAAATGTATCTTACAACACAGGAGGACCATTGGTTGAGAGTGTTGATTTGCTGTTTAAGGAAGCCCAAAATAGTACAATAAAAGTTATTGATAAAATAAATAAAAAAGATAGAGGGCTTTCAGACAACTCAACTGAAACATATTTATTTGACAATAGTAATATATTTACTGTATTACAAGACTCTGAAATATTAAGACTATATGACAACGTACCACGCTTTGCTTTAGCACAAACAATAATGGGCAATAGACTCGTGTATGGTAACTATGTAGACGGGTATGACCTAGAAAGAAATGGAGTTAAAACACAAATAGAATATACCACTGATTTAATTAGTGAGGATGTTTTATCTAGAACAATACAAGCCACTACAGAAGAAGTTCAATACAGTATATTTAGTAGAGGTATTTCAAATATTCCAACAGACGGTGCGGCTATATTTAATTTAACTACTGTTAAGTTTGAATTAAAACAAGGGGCAGTATTAACGTTTGATATATCTTTCTCTCATCAGGCGTTTGCAGGTCCAACAACCCCTGACTCCCAAACAACAAATGTTAATGTGTCTTTCGTATTTAATTTAATCAGAGACTACACAAGCGTATATGATTTAGCTACAAGCACAGAATTTATAAATGCAGTTGGAACATTTTCTCCAAGAAACATTCTCCCCGTATATTCTCCTACAGGAAGCACATCTTGTAGTGGGTTAACTTTTACTGATACTTTTAATTGCTCTATACCACAAAACCTACCTGCAACTAGTGTCCCTACAAATAGTGTAGAAAAATACGCTAGTGCTACTTTAGGTTCAGATTTAGTAGGACCTACTGCGTATAATAACAACGAGCCAATTGAATATAATGCTCAACCTAGTGGACCTTTAGGAGATTCAATAGTTATGTATTTACCTTATATGAGGTTTGTAGATGATGTTGCAGACGGAGCAAACACAACAGAAGATGTGTATGAGTTTTATGGTATAACATCCGCTTCTTGCACGCTTCAATCTTCAAGTGCAAACGGAAGCCTTCATAGCAATAGAGGGTATGAGGTAGGAATGGTTTATATGGATGAATTTGGTCGTTCAAGCACAGCTCTTGTAAGCGACAACAACGCTTTACATATCCCTTGTAGCTTTTCTCCAAACAAAAACAACATACAAGTTAATATACCGACAAGACAAATTGCACCTGAATGGGCTACAAATTATAAGTTTGTTATAAAGCCTGATGAGGAAAACTATGATGTAATATACAGCAACATATACTACAGAACTTCTGATGCTAGTTACGCATACTTTCTTTTAGAGGGAGAAAATTCTCAAAAAATAGAAAAGGGAGACAGGCTTATAGTTAAAAAAGATTCTGATGGGGCAACAAGTGAGTGTGTATATGTTACTGTCCTTGACAAAGAGGTGTATGCTACTAGTGCGTTAGAACCGAATAGTATAGCAGGGGCTTATATGAAGATAGAAACAAATTCTATAAATATAACTCAAGATAAAGATGCAGTAATTGACTATGGTAGAGCAACTGTAGGTACTAAAGCTTCACAAAGCCAAACTGCTACACTTTTTTATGGTAGTAATATTACTACTACTCCCGGAGATTACAATAGAATCACCTATGGACCCAATGCTGTTGGTCTACCCAATTCGGGGTATCCTTTCAGTATAGGTAACCCTGCTGTTAATTATAATGTCCCTGCGGGAACTAGAGTTATAATATCTTTAAAGTTTAAGAGAAACCAAAGAGGAGGATGTCCCCCAAAGTCAATGTATTTTGACTACACTATGGTTGCTTCTCAAGGCTATTCCGATATGTATGAGTTCTTTATTGGAGAAAACTTTGAGCAAGTATTAAATTTAAATTCTATTTTTAGTGACCCTGCAACACAAAGATGTAATTTTATGGTAGGAAAGTCTCCATATACTGACCCATTTTTTCAATTTAAACAAGGTAAGCAAGACCAACTAGGTGGCGATACATTTTCGTTTTGGTGGGTTGATGGCGATGGAGGTACTCAAGGAGGTAAATTATGGATGTCAGGTCCACCTAATTGTAATTTAACAACAGGATTTATTGAAAATGAAATATCTGCACACTTTAACGTTATAAGGTCAGGTGGAGATATAATATTTGAATCAGAACCTCAAGATGCTTTACCTGACGTATGGTTTGAATCGGCTGACACGTATACTATTGATTCAAATGGATACCACGAGGGTAATGTACAAACTCAAACTGCATCCCAACCTGCAATAGTTAACACAGATTTTTATAATTGTTTTTCTTTTGGAAATGGAGCTGAAAGTTACAAGATAAGAGACTCAATTGTAGGTAAGACATTTAACTTAGGGAATAGGGTTTACACGACAAGTGAGCAAGAATCTAAGGAGGCACATAGGTTTGCTGATTTGACATACAGTGGTGTATATAATGAAGAGAGTAATATTAACAAACTTAATGAGTTTAATTTAGGTTTACTAAACTTCAAGCCACTTGAACGCACATTCGGACCTATACAAATATTGTCGGGAAGACAGACAGATATACTTACATTACAGGAAGATAAAATATCGTACGTACTACAGGGCAAAGACTTATTGTCAGACGCAGGTGCAGGGGGTGTATTAACATCAGTACCTCAGGTACTAGGGAAACAGATTGCCCGTGTAGAGGACTATGGTATATCCAACAACCCGGAAAGTTTTATTCAGTGGGGTAAAGATAAATACTTCACCGATGGTAAACGTGGTGCGGTGTTACAGCTTAAAGGTAGTTCAGCTCAGAATGAACAGTTAAATGTTATATCTGAACAGGGGATGCGTAGTTGGTTTAGAGACCTATTTATAGATTCACTTGAAACTCAAAAGTTGGGCGGGTTTGACCCGTATATGAATGAGTACGTACTTAGTTCAAACAATACAATTAAACCTTTTGTTACAGACTGCATAGATTGCGGAGTAATAGTAGGAGATGTAGTTGTAGATGTAGCTAACCCTTATGATTTCTGCGTTGACGTAGGAGACCTAGTTGGTGATGTAACTATAACTATAGATATATCACCAATTGTAAGTCCCGAACCATTCACAATAGAATACACATATGCAGGGGTTACCAATACATATAATAGTTTACCTATTCCTGTTAGTGACACAATAACTATTAATAAAAATTCTGTTGCTGACCAAAAGGTTTCTTTAGTAATTGAGAGCTTCTCAATGAACAAAAGCTACATACGAGGTATTACTGTTGGGTGCCCCGAAGCAGACACTATTACTATTGTACCTATATCTATTACAAGCGATGCAGAAAATGGTCAATACATACACAGCGAATATAGTTGGACTGATGGTGTATTTGTATCACCATTACATTCAAGGTTAGTTAATTTTGGTAACGACAATACAGCTGAGTTTGTAATATCTGATTACTCAGGGGTACAAGGACCTCAAGGTGCGGGAATTATACCTGCTGACGGGGCAACTGTTAGCATTATATGTAATAAGACTAACTTTGATAATTTTGTATTTAATGAGGGTACACTTACACCTTTCCCACCGACACCTAATAACTTCAGATACTTAAGAAGCGATACACTTTATGATAATACTGTTTCAGATATAAAGTTACTATTAGCAGAAACGCTAACTAATCCTAATGGTGGTGTACCTGCTCCAATAGATAGCACGAATGCACCTGATAAATATTCTGCTACATTTACAATGCCAAATACAGGAGCTTATTTGTACTTGATTTGGGATTACAGATTGTCAACTGAAGATGACTTATGTTTTGGAGCAACAATAGAAGACTCGTGTTGCAATTGTTAAAAGAATTAAATTATGGCGATATATTATTTAAACGGAACAACACTATCTAACTCAACAGTAGTATATGACGATGCTGCATTAACAACTGTTAGTGCAGATGGATTCTATGCTGATGGCAGTGGTATAAGCAGAGAGCAGGTTAGCGGAATACTAGGACCTATACAGAACTGTCCTGAGTGTTTAACGCCTTGTGGCAATCCTATAAATGCGACTTCAGGTGCAGGCGTTTATGAATTAGATGTTGATTTAGGTACAGCAGTTGGGGCTATTATTATTAAGTTTACCCCTTTTAGCATACCTGATGGTATACAAGCTACATATAGAGGAGTCTTGTATAATAAGTTAAGTTCACCTATAGACGGATATCACGGAGGGCAACCATCAGGTGCATATACTTACTTAGGAAATGACGTCCCTCAGCCACCTGATAATTGTTTGCCTATAGCGGGAACTACTTATAGTAACCTTACTAAATACAAGTACGAAGATGGGGTAGGTTATGTAGACACAGGATTAACAACAAGTGTAACCCCTCAAGCAGGAGAAATAAGTTTAACATCAGGTGCAGACCCCGGTGTTTGTGTTATGGTTATACCCAAGGTTTCTATGGGTCCTAAAAATCTAACACTAAATATGATTGGAGTTTGTGTCGGAACAGGGTTTAATGTAGAAGTTGAATGCCCTGCATTGTTAGCAGGGTTTGCTTCTTCTCTTGTGGGAGTTGATGCTGCATCAGCTTGTGGATTTGTATTAGACAAAACATATTACAATGCACCCGTATCAGGGACACCCGGCAACCCTGCCGTAAATGATTGGGTGTTTTCAGATGCATATGGCAGCAATGTATTGTCTCAAGGATTTTATAAAATAAATGCAACCGAGTATATTGAGGTTGATGTAAACGGAGTAGTAATAAATAGAGCAAACTGTTAAGATATGGCAATAAATTACACGCTAACATATAGCGAATCATCAAAAGGGTTCCCTTCTTTTTATTCATTCTTCCCTGACTATATGATAGGGATGAATCAGTTCTTTTACACCTTTAAGGGCGGCAACATATATAGCCACAACACTAATAATACACATTGTAATTTCTATGGAGTTGACTACCCTGCTACCTTAACTAGTGTGATTAATCAGGAGCCATTAACAAATAAATTATTTAAGACTTTAAATCTTGAGGCTGATGATTCTTGGGAAGCATATTTAACTACAGACATTCAGACAACAGGATATATTGACGATACTTGGTTTGAGAAAAAAGAAGATGCTTGGTTTGCGTTTGTAAGAAACGATGGAACCACAGGAGCTAATGTAACAGAAGCTGAGTTTGAGCTACGTTCATTAAATGGTATATCAAGAAGCTCTGCTGTTGGGGGTGCTGTAGCTTCATATGAAGTAGACTTTGATTTATCAATAAACATAGGCAGTATAGTAAGTGTGGGTGATTACTTATATTACGCATTACCTCCTTATACAACACCTGTTTTTGCGGGTGTTATTACACAGATAAATATAGATAAAGTAAATGGTATTAATAAGATTGTAATTGATTCAACTACAGTACCGGGAGCTACTAATCCTATACCAATTCAGGATGCTTACTTCTTATATATTAAGAATCCAATAGCAGAATCACACGGTGTATTAGGTCATTACTGTGAGTTTTATTTAGAGTTACCAATAGGAAAATCTCAGGGTAAATCAGAATTATTTGCAGTTGAGTCTGAGGTAATGAAATCATTTCCTTAATTTTAGTATCTTTGTGGAGACACATTTTTACCATTAACCAAAATATAATAATAATATGGCAATAGGATTTGCAGCATTTGCAGCGGGTGCTCAGTTAGTTAACACCTTAGCAACAACAGGAATGTCTTTTAAACAGATGGCTGATGCTAAGATTGATATGGAAATAGCTCAGAAGGACGCAGCTAATAAAATTGATAAGATATACAAAGAGCTTAGCAAAAATGAATACGAGGGGCTAGCTCTGCCAAAACAAGCAGACGAGAACCTAGCTAGGAGGGCATCACAAGCATATAAAACTGCGATGGAAGCAGCAGCAGAAGCGGACCCAAGAAGTGCTGCGGCAACTGCAGGCAGGACAATGATGGCGAATCAAACTCTATTAGAAAACCAAGCAGCAAAGATGGAAGAGAGACAGTTTGGGCTGAATAAATTAATAGCAGCAGAAGATTCAAGGTTAAGAGATATTAGGGAAGGTGTTAGAATGGAAGAACTTGCCGGGGCTGCACTAAAAGAAAGAGAAGCAGCAGCTATGGGGCAGAAAGCAATGCAAGAAGGTTTTGCAGGAGTTACTGCAGCCTTAGGAACCGCTGCGAGTTTTGTACCACTATACCAAAAAACACAGAAAGCTAGATTGGCACAAAAAGCCATAAAAAATAATCCACAACTACAATCGGAACTTGCCTCTCAAGGTATGTTTGGTGGCGTAGATACATCAGGGGTTTCTGACATGACAGCTATAGAGTTTCAAGACTTTATTACGGGCGATAACTTTAGTGTTGACCAATTAAAATCGCTAAGAAATTCAGGGAGAACGATGAATACAAATAATACTATACCCGGTACAGGAATGAATACAAATAATATTACACCCGGTGCAGGAATGGGACTTTTTGATTCATTATATGTGGATGAATATTTATAAATAAAGAATGGGTTACTTTAGATACGCAGAACGCTCGGCAGACACGCAAATAAATTGGGCAGAGGTTGGCAAGAATATGTCCGACATGCTCAAGGACGAGGTTCAACTTCGTGAGGATAAAAAGGCAGCTATAGATAAGGCTTCAAGAGAGTATGGGGAGGATTTATCAAACGCCCCTACAGGTGATTATGATGAGGGCAATACATTTGCATTAGAGTATGCAGGAAACGCTCAGGAGTTTAGGCTAATGCAAGACCGTCTTCTAAAGAGCGGTCAGCTTAAAGTAAAAGACTACACCATAGCAAGGCAGAATGGTGTTGATGGTACTAGAAATCTGTTTGGCTTAGCAGAAGAATACCAAAAAGAATATTCTGAGAAGAGGGCTAGATGGGCGGGAGACGAATCGTCTTTCCGTGAGGCTTGGGAAATGGAGCAAGCTGAGGGTCTCGCTAACCTAAGACAGGTTAAGGGATATACTAATCCCACCAATGGTGTTGTAAGTATAGGTAAGATGGTTAAAAACCCTAATACCGGGGTTATGGAGATGAGCAAAAAGCCAAATGAATTTGCTACAGTAAATGAATTAAGGCAAAGGCTAAAGCAGCAATACGACAGGTTTGATATGAATGGCTCTGCAGCCAATGCGGCAAAAAGACTAGGAGCTTTAGAGAAGAGTTCAATAATAAGAGGCGGAGAGGGTCAGCTAAATACTATCATAACAATGATAGACGCCAAGAAACATAATTTTGGTTTAGAGGGAGAAAAGTTTGCATCTGCGTATAAGGATTGGGAGACAACTCAGGTTTCAGCAATGATGCGTAATGCCGATGACATCGCTTCTGTATTGACAGATAAGGTATTGCAAACTGAAAAGGGTGATAGGTATACATTCACCTTTGATAAACAAGAATTTGATTCAGATAAAACGGGTTCATTAATTTATTTAGACCGTTCAAAGAATCCTGCAGGAGAACCTGTGTTTAAAGATAAACAAGAACAAAAGGTAAGGGAAGAGCTTAGGCTTGCTATACGTGCTAACATTGATGTTAAAAGAAAAGTCGTTTCCGCAGGGACTACACCTTACAAACCTAAATATGTAGATGACGCTGATGGTGATGCGAAAGATTTAGTTAATATAGCAAACAACCTAGGGGAGCTATATTACGGTACCGCAGGTCAGATAGAGAGTTCTTCTAATTTCTTATTAGGATTAATAAATCAAGGAAATCCTGAAAGCAGGGCGGTGCTTATAGACAGACAAACGAGCGGTGTGACTGTTGGATATGAAGATGGCACTTCTAGAACTTTTAGTTTTACAGATAAAAACAATGTAAAGATACCTCAAGATAATTGGATTATAGGTGCAGTTACAGAGTTCACAAAAATAAAAAATGTTGACGAAGCCCTTGAAGACAGCAGATATATTAAAGGTAAATCCCTCAATGAAAAAGATGCCGGGACAGCTAGATATAGTATACCTAAGAAATCAAGTGCATCTCAAATACTTAGGTCACATATTAATTCTTTAAATATTGAAACCAACAATGCGTCTGAGGGCGATTGGGTAGAGTCATACGGGGACTCATTGAGAGAGTTAGGGTTTGATGTAGAGGAATCAACTCCCGGACTCAACAGGGTAACCATTAGTATAGGTCCTGAGGGTAGCAAAAGTTCGGTAACAATAAATCCAAACACCGATGGGGAAGAAGAGAAAGCACAACTTAAAACCCTAAAAGACTTTATTGCAAGAAGCTTAAATAAGAATGAGATAGTTAAACTTGTTGCAGATGAAATCATAGAGGAGAATGCAAACACAGGCGGTAGTGCAAGTGGTAGTTCAGGCAATTGTGTAAACGGTAGAATAATAGACGAGGCTACAGGTGCTGACTTGGGTCCTTGTTAATTTAAACAAATAGGATAGTGTCCTGTAGGACACCAACATATATTATATGGAAGAAGAAAAAAGATACGAGACCCCAAACGGTAAAATATTAACAGAGACATTTTTGCGTAATCGGTTTGGAGAAGACTTTGGTAAGCTTGTGGCTTCGGGTCAGTTTGTAGAAACTGTAGAGGAGATACAAAGTATATCTACTGAGGACATATCTATGCCTAGATATATTGCTCCTAACGGAAAAGAGTTCACAGAGAATGAACTAAAAGATAAGTTTGGGAATCAATGGGAAAGCGTTTCCGTACAGTTTGAAAAAAAAAATCCAATCCAAACTACACAAGAAGAACAAGTTGGGGATTCAATGTCGGAAGATATTGGGTTGGTATCAAAAGAAGAGAAGGAGCTTGAAATACTTAACTCAGGCACTCCTATCTCGGAGAAAGACTTTTACAATGAAGTAGGATTCAAGCCTGACTATATAGGTCTTGCTTCTGATAATTCAAAACGGAGTCAAATAGCTATCGATGAGGTTGCTAATTATAAAGATAAATGGGAGTCAAGCGAATCAGGTCAGCTCTATATACAACAACAAAAACAAAGACAAGAAGAGATTGCGGCTGAAAACATACTAGCAACGCAACTTGAGGGTGCTGAAGGTACAAAGGAAGCACAAGATTTATTAGCCGAACAAGAAGTAGCTAAGCAATCAGAAGAAAAGATTAGACAAGACAAGGTACGATTAGGTCTTACAGAAGACGAAGAGTTCAATAAGTCGTTAGATGTAATAAATAAAGATTTAATAGCGGGACAATCTAGCGATGTAACGCCTATTCTTAACACTACCTTAGGTAAGTATGGGTTTGTAGCTGAAGACTATGGTATCTTAGGATTCGATAGGGTAGTAATAAGAAACACATTTACGGGTGCAAGGAGTGTTGTCGAGTTAGATAACTTTACAGGAAGTGAAGACGAAACATCAGCGAGTAAACTTAAGGACTTCATAAGAGACAATGCTGTACCTGTAGGTAGAGATGTAGAAAAGGAAGAAGAGACTGCATTAGACAACGCATTAAAGGCTAAGAGCATAAGACCTGTGGCTTTGGTTAACGCTGACGGCTCACAGTCTACTGTAAGGATGATGTCGTACGAAGAGGATGGCAAGCATTACGCAGCACCGACACTGTTCCCTAAAGACCCTGATAACACAACATCTAAGCCAATAGATTGGGAGCTATTGTCTCCTGAAGATGCTATAGCCGAAGCTAAGAAAAGAGGTGAGGTGTTTTCGTTTGACTCTGAAGAAGAGGCACAAGATTTTGCAGAGGGTTCATGGAAAGATGTGAGCACCGTAGACCTTGAGGCGGAAAGATTTTATACAGAGAGAGGTCTTGACTACAATGTAGCAAAGGCAGGGTTCGATATGTACGAACAGGCTCGTGATGAAAGAATGTTTCTTGAAGAGATGTTAGAGGGTGAGCCACGAGACAGGCTAGAATCAAACCTAACAAAAGAAGAGAAAGAACTTTATGGTAAATTCTATGTCAATGGTGTATTGCGTACTGACGCTTCAGAGAGAATAAAAGAGATTGAAAAAACAGAGGATAGGTTGTTTAAGACCTATGTAGATGACCAAAACTTAGCAACGGCAAGGGAAGACTTTGATGGATATCTAGCAAAAAAACAACGACAAGCCGCAGGGAAATCTGCTGAAATTAACCGTAAGGCACAGCTTGACTATATGAAGATAGACTCTGAGGTCATAAATAATTTTGGCATAAGGGCAAAAGACATTGTCAACTATGTACCTAAAAATGAATATGAGGCTAGCTTAAAAGATGTATATATAAATGGATTAAACACAGTGTCTGCAACTGAAAATTTAGCAGCATTGAAGTATGATATTGCTGAGACTTATTTCTCTAAGAAAGAAAATAAAAACATTCAAGATGAATACTTAGATAATTGGGAAAGCATATCAACTGCTTGGAAAGATGGTTTATCTCGTGGTCTTGCCATGGAACAAATTGTTATGATAAGTATGGGCATCACAGACTTGGATGATGAGGTCGACAAAAAAGAAGCCGCAGAAAAAATTGCTCAGTATCTATCCGAGCAGTCAGGAAAAACGTCACGTGTAAACGCAAGGTATTTTGGACAGGTAAGTTCAAAAGAGGGGTGGAATAATTTCTTGAGGGACCCTTTGGAGTGGATGGTCGGATTGGCGGCTAACTCTATAAGTCAAATGCTACCTTACGGGGCGTGGCTTGTGCCATCAGCAGTAGCAACAGGTGTTGGTACAGGGACAGGTATTGGTGCAGCTGCGGGTTCAACTGCAGGTGGAGTCGGTGCAATCCCCGGTGCTATAGGTGGAGCTACAACAGGTTTTGCGTACGGGGTACGTACAGGATTTGCAGCAACAAGCTTTGCAATGGAATATTCTAATTCAGTTATTGAAGCATTAGAAAACCAAGGATTTAATACCCTTAACCCTGATGAGGTTGCTGAGGGTTTAATGAAACAAGAGGTGTGGGATGAAGCCAATGATAGAGGAGTAAAGAGAGGTCTTGTGATTGGTGCGGTTGATTTGTTATCATCAGGTCTTTCGGGCAGAGTATTTAAGGCAGGCACTTTTGCATCTACGGGTACACGGGCAGCTGTATTTGCATTAGAGCGTGCAGCTTTTGACCCGGCAATGGAGGCATTAGGGGAAGGATTAGCACAGGCGAGCGTAGGAGATGAGCTTGATTGGAAAGAGATTGGAGCTGAGGCAGGTGGAGCAGGCGGTAACAACGTATCTAACGCAGCGGTAAATGTCTATAGAGACCAAAGAAATAGAAGTAACGCAGGGATTGCTGATAATCTTGCTAACAATATGGACTTTATGATGAATGAGTCCGCAAGCGATACACGTATAAATTCGTGGACAGACAATATGGAGAAGCTTGGCAAGATAGATTCAGAACAAGCACAAAAAATTAGAGAGAACATTGGTATACGTAGAGAGGTAAACGAGCTTGCTTCTGTTACAGGTGGACCTATTGGGTCTTTGGCACTAAGAGGTAATACACTTACAACACAGAAAAATGTTAAGACAAGGTTAGGCAGGCTGATTGAGGCTCGTAATAAATTAGGTCAAACAACAAATACAAGAGAGGTATTTAAGGGTAAGATAAAAGAAATAAATGCCGAGATAGCACAGATAGCAGAGACAGGTCAAGTCCAAAGTATAAGCACAGAACAGCAGGCTCAATACAAGAAGATGTTGAACGAGGGGGTGCTTACCGAAAAAGAGTACAACAGACTTTTAACGGAAGGCGTAACAGAGCAGGTGAACTTAGATTTAATTTTAGGCAATCCTGAAACTGAAAGGGCTAAGACAGGTAAGTATATGTGGCGAGGCAGACAAGTAACTCGTGACCAATTTATAAAAAAACTTGATAAATCTAAGAAGTTAGGTAAAATACTGCATCGGTCTACCGCAGTATTATATGACCCTGAAGTACAAAAATTATTAATAAGTAAAAAAGATGCCATTCAAAAGCAAGAAACAGGAAGAGTTTCTGAGGATAAACAAACCGGAGATATACAAGCGGTGGAAAGGGACCTACGGACTATTCAGCAAACCGCAGAACCTACGACCACTGAGACAACTGAAGTCGAAGAAGCGTTAACTATTTCAACTAAACCTACTACCTCAAACGTACAAGTAGAAGAGGGTGCTATAGTCGAGGATGTAATAGGCGAGACAACTAACGAGGTTAAGGGTCAAGTTATTACTCAGCCTGACGGTAAGTTCTCAGTAAGACAGGGAGAGGAAGTCATAGAGTCTAATGTAGAGTCTAAGGAAGATGCGTTAAAGGTTTTGTCGGACAACATAGAGGTTGCACCTAAAGTAAAGGTTACTAAAAAGACTGAAGTTACAGAAGTAAGAGGCGATAAAGTATCAACTAAAACTCCTGTCACTATATCTTATAATAGAAATACTGAGCCTGCCCCTAAAATGGGTAAAGAGTTTGGTCAGGATGTAGAGGCATCAGGAACTTATGTAACACAAAAGGTTAGCGACTTTACACCTCAAGGTTTTGAGACAGGAGACATACAGTTAAAATCCCCATTAGTTATTGATGTAACGGGAGACACTCAGATAGAATATAAGCGTACACTTTCTAAACAGTATGGAAATAAGAAGGGTAAAAGGCTATCTAATGCATTGAAAAAAGAAGGATACGATTCTATTGTGACAAAAAATGAAGATGGGACAACAGGAGAGATTATTCTTTTGAACGATATCAATACATACGTAACTGAAGAAAAACAAAACTTAGAACAAGAGGTAGAAGACTTGCAGGCTTTTATCAAAAAACAGAATCCAAAATTCAAATTAGCTGACACGTTAACTAACGAGCAGAGACAAAAGCAATTGACTGAAGAGGCAACTAGATTGATGAAGCTTCAGCAGGAGAAGATATCAGAGAACTCATATACCGTAGAGGAGGTTGACATTCAAACAATACCAATTGTTATAGATGAAAACACATCTCTCGCTAAAGACCTTAGGCGTATGGGTCTAAGCGAATTGATTGGTAAGAAGATTAACCTTATAATGGCAGACCAACTCATAACCAATGAAGAGTTTATGGGTGGTCCATTCTTTGCTTTGAACCCTGCTATACGTAAGCATAACATTGCATGGGCAAATCTTGACGAAGCATCGGTACGTAAGATTGCGAAGGGTGCAGTCGAGTCTGACTATACGGTGGTATATAATATGAACCCTGACGCTTTGAGTTCTAACACGGCAATAAGAACACAGTTTTTAAACGAGATATCTAAGCTAGATAACGACACACAACAGGTTATATTTGACCAAGTAATAGCTCAACTAAAGGGTAAGGTGTATGGAGCTAAGGGGATTGATACCCAAAAGGTCGAAGACATACTTGCTAAATCCACAACGGTAAAAGAACTGTTTGATAATATGGACACACTTAGCCTTGAGACAAAGGCTAAGGTGTTTAAGAATATAGTTCCCCTTGATGACAAGGCATCCGAAACAGAGATAGGCAAGACCTTAGAGTCTGAAGGCATTACTATGCAGACACTAAGAGAGCCATTGACAGAAGACTTTGTGAAAAACCTACCCGCAGGCTCACTGACTATGGTCTTAGAAATTCAAGACAGCAATGGCAACAAAGTAACTAATGAGACAATTGACGATGCCATAGTTAGTCCTGAGCAACAAAGGGAAGAAGGTATACCCGAACATCCTAACTACCCATTCCAATTAAGGGGTAAGCCTGTGGCTTTGTTACGGGAGACAACTCCTTTTTGGAATGTCATAAAAGGTTTTAAAGATACGATTGAAGCTAAGTTTAGTAAGATAATAAGAAAGAATGTTGCAGAAAAGGTAGATAAAAAAACAGGAAAGGTAACACCTAAAACTACTAGACCTTTTACTGCGGCAGAGGCAATTTCAGATACGATGTATAAGGCATCTGTTACATCAACACAGGCGAAGAAGATTATGTCTCCTGTGGCGAGGTCATATGCAAACTTTGTAAACCTACTAAGCAAGTCGTTCCCCAACGTAGAGGTTATAACAGACCAAGCAACGTTTGATAATTTATTAATTCAACCTGACGTGGTGGAGGTGACAACTAAAACACAGCGTACAGGTAACAAAGTTTATGGAGCCGTTTATAAAGGTAAGCTATACCTAAACCCTAAGGCTGCAAACACGAACACACCTATACACGAGTTTGGTCACATATGGAATGCAGTTGCAAAAGAATTTAGACCTGAGCTATATCAAAAAGGATTAGAACTAATAGAGACTGACGACACATACATATCTCAAATCGAAAATAGCCCTGAATACAAGAGGGTAATTAAGGATATGAAGAAGCAGGGTGCGACAGATGCAGAGATAAGAGAATTTATTTTAGAAGAGGCTCTTGCTACAGCTATTGGAGACAAGGGACAGTCATTTGCTGACGCATCTGTAAAGGCTGACTTTAAGAATTGGCTTAATAAACTATATAACTTTGTTAAGTCTTTAGTTGGTCTATCAAAGATGAGTGACGAAGAGGTTCAAAACCTAAGCCTTGATGAGTTCCTACAGGGAGTAGTAGTTGATTTACTTTCAGGTGAAGAGGTCTTTGCAGAAGCCCAATCGAAACAGATTGGGACACAGCTACAGTTAATGACAGGGAATAGTATTACTGATATGCCTGCAACCACTATTGTATCTACTGCAAGAGAGGCAGGGTATAGTGATGCTGCAATCAGGATAGTATTAAAGGAACAAGGGCTTAATAAGGCTGATATAAATGAGGCGTTAGTAACCCACCTTGACACGGGTCTTTTTAATGACGTAGCAGTCATACCGGAGTTTGGTGACGTTGAGGGAGGAATGGATGAAGGTAGGGTATTGTTTGATAATGTAAGAACAAAACTAAAGGCATACACTAAACCTACACGAACAAGAACGTATCAGAGAGAGACTGAAGAGCAGAAAACTGAACGTGCTACACGTCTTCGTGAGGCTAACCCTACGTTGTTTGCAATGACAGACGAAGAGGTTCTTAGAAGATATCCAAGGGTAGGTGTGTCTACGACAATTACTAATCCGCCAAAGACTAAATCTCAGATAAGACTAAAAGCCATTGAGATACTAAAGGCTGAGCCCATATTTGAGGCTCAACCTAAGCAGACTCAAGACGCCCTTATTGTTGCGTTAGACAAGACTATAGATACCCGTGCTAATGTTTCTGTACAAAGAGAAATAAATGCGATTAAACAGAGGATAAAGACCCGTAAGGAGGCTTCTGATAATCTACAAAGCGTGAAGCGAGCAGTGCGTGAAATTATTCGTAAGGCTCTACCTGATGCGAGTAACATAACAACATCTACAGTCAACAAGCTAAATAATATTATTGCAAAGGCTACAGATGCAACCATATTAAAAGATATGGCTGCCATAGAGAAGCAAGTAAACATTGTTAGACAGAGAGTAAAGAATGATGTAGTTAAAGAAATACAGACATTAGTTAAGAAAAAATCTAAGGCAAGGATTACTGAATCTAAAAAGCAAAAAAGCACAGGCATATCCGCAGAGGCTAGGGCTTTTCTGAAAGCGTCTAACGATGTATTAAGCAGGGTGATAAAGAATGATGTGGAAGGGATGCTTAAGATTATGAATGAGTTAGCGGATAATGAATCCCTAATTAACGAAGCTATCCTAAAAGAGATACAAGGAGAGAAGTTAACACAGCAAGAGGAGAGGCTAGTCAACCTGTCTTATGCGTTTGATAACTTTAGCGACATAGGTAATATGAGCCTTGAAGATACACAATCTTTACTTGCATCACTTAAAGAGGTTAATGCTGAGGGTATCAGAAGATACAAGAGTCGTAGAAAAGCAAGGGTAGAACAGATAAAATCCATCAACAGAGAGGGTGAGATACAAATGACCAAAGACTTTGGCGAAGAGATATTAGATAAAGACGGTACACCTAAAGACAAAAACCAACTAACAAGAGACCGGGATAAGATACATAAGATGTATGCCGACAAGGATTACGCAAAGTGGATTAAGGAATATATTAAGCACTATAAGTGGAGCACGTTCTCTGAACTTATGAAAAGTTTTAAAAATAACTTTAAACATCTAGGTACGTTGACGAACAATTTAGATATCTCAGGTAACTTCTTTACAGAGAATATCTATAATAGATTAAACCGTGCCGATGAGGCTAACATGGAAGGATATTTCAGGACTCAGAACAAGTTAGACGAGATAGTCAATAGCATAGATGGTATAGATAAAGGTATGGACCAAGTGCGTGATATTATTTATAGCGGAGGGACTATGACTGTGATGGTTAAAAAAATAAACAAGGACGGGAGTATAGGTAAGACTGCCGAAGATTGGGACGGAAGTGTTGACCAACTAATGCGTATCTATTCTCTATATAAGAACCCTGTACAACGTGCTAAACTAGAAAAGCAAGGCTTTACACAACAGGTTATGACTGAGGTCGAAGCCTTTCTTGGACCACAGCTTACAGGTGTTTCAGATAAAATAGTTGAGTTCTTAAGTAATGAATACTACAATGAGGTTAACGGTGTATATAGACAGGTTAACGATATAAACCTTGACTACGTAGAGAACTATTTCCCTACCCAAACAATTAGTACAGGGACTGAAAGCCTTTTATCTACAGGCGATTTTAGCAGGATATTTAACGCAGAGTCTGCACCTGCATTAAAGACAAGGACAGACGTAAGGAGTGGAGTTGTATTGGACGCAGACTTTGCTGCCACACTACAGACCCATATAAAAACTATGGAAAGGTACAAGGCTTACGCTATGCCTGTTAAGATTATTCAAGGGATATTCGACAACTCATACACAAAAACTTTGTTGGAGTCGATGTCATTGACAGGTGTTGTGAAAAACGCAATCAACTATGCAATAAACCCTGACTCGTTTAGAAACCCTACTCAATCTATGAAGATTGTAGATATTCTGCAGAGTAAATATACATCTTTTGCTTTAGCATTAAAGGTAATGCAGATACCTAAGCAGGCTACATCTTTTATAAACGCCTTAGAAAATTATCGTTTTAGAAAAGGGAAGTCAACATTAGGATTAGATACTGTTATGTTTATGATAGACACCGCAATGCTATCCGCCAATCTTTTAGCAGAGATTACAGTCATGGGGGCAGAAAAGGTTTCAGGAAAACATATTGGATTAAAAAGCCGACCACTTACCGAGGCGATGAATATGTCTTCTTTATTTAAAAGAAGGGTAGAGCTTGGTGTCAAGGGAGACCTTATGGGATTAGAATCAGGACAGCCTACGTTCAAAGATTTTGAAAGTAATCAAGCTATGTGGGCAAAGCTTGGTAGGGGAGGCAAAAGAATAGCTGCATCTCCAACTGTCATTGGAGATATTATGGGTGTTATGGGCTATATGGTAAACTACAGACGTAACATTAAGAATGGTATGAGTAATGCCCAAGCTAAACAGGAGTTCAATGACTACAACGCAACTCAGCAGAGTCGAAGGGCAACTGAAAAGATTCCATTACAAATGAATCCTAACGCACTCACAAGAACGGTAACTATGTTTGGTAGTACACTATTCTTACAGATAAATAAGGTTATGCAAGCAACTACTAACCTTGGCAGACAAACCCAAGAGGCAATAAAAACTAAGGATGCATCAAAGATAAAACTACAAGACATACGCTCACTGTATCTAAATGCTTCCATTGCGAACGTTCTATTCACAGGCGTGGCTAATATTTTTAAGTTAACAAGTGATGACCCTAAAGACAGAGATGCCGCATTGGCTCGTATGAGAGACGCTCTGTTTGGTCTTAATCTTATATATCAGATACCTATATTTGGAGAGGCTGCCGAGCAAGCTATTTCGGATTGGGTATATGAAGATAGGAAGACAATATCTCAAGGTGTTAACCCCGTAAGCTCTGTCTATAAAAAATGGAAGAACGGAGTTAAATATGACAAGGCAGACCCTATATTGGAGGGAGCAAAAGTACTTGGAGAGTTAGCAGCAGGTGTTCAGGTAGACCCGCTAGTAGGTCTTGCTAAAACATTTACAGGTGGTTTCGATGAGAAAGCTATGTATGATATGATGGGAGTTACTTACTCTTACAGACCGGGCAGTGGACAATCGAAGTCAAAAGGTAAGAGTACGTCTACTAATTCAGCAAGGAAAAAAGACATACAAGATATTATGGATAGGCTGTCGGATTAGGGGATAAAAGGGGTATGCTTTTTAGGGTGTCCTGTAGGACACTTTAGTACTTAAAGTACCTGAACTCTTTTTGTTTATCGTAGTAGACCATAAGCTCTTGGTCATTCACTGCACCTTCACGTGGATTTCTGCCTCCCCATCTCACATCTCCGTGTAGGTGTGTTGGCTTACCATATATGATTCCGTCATCACACGCCCATACGATAACGGGATTCAGCCTTTTGTCACAAAGCTTAACAACCTTTCGAGCAGCGACAGGTAGTGGGTATGCATTAGCAATAGTCCTATACCTACCCTTCACCTCTACGTATGCTATTAGTTTATTAGACTCATCATAAACCCTATAGTCTACATCGTTTGGGTCTAGTTTTTTAAACGTACCACGAAATTTACTAACGAATTTATTTATTGCTAGCTCCTCTCTGTCTATATCTTTGTTTGATTCAAACCTCATTTATCGTGTAACTCTGCGTGGCACCTCGAACATAACACCATACACTTATCTATTTCTTTTTGTATATTTTCTACACTATAGCCGTTACCTATTGAGTTCCCTATCTCAAAACTCTTATCTCCTTCTGAGTGATGAAACTGCAATGCCTTTGTTGAGAATGTTTTACTAGTTTCTTTAGAGTATCCGCACCCCTCGCAACTTAAGCTCATTTTATAATCCCTTAGCCACCCCCTTATACTTTTCTTTCTTATTCTTTTTACTTTTAGATTACAGACCTTGCAGCTTGCACGCATATATGTCTCACCCTTTTTATTTTTTTGTCCTGCGGAATGATAATCTGTAGCAGGCAGAGATTTATTACAACTTACGCATACTTTATAGCTCATCGTCAATGGAATCCTTTACCATGTTTAGTAAATCTATCAAAGCATCTATATGTTCTTGCGATTCATGTAGGTCTTTATCTACAAGAGACTCGTATATGTTAGGTAAGTGAGAATACATTTCATCCATAAGCGAATTTATTGTCTTCACTCTCTCGTTGTCTATGGATGAAATGCTATGTGACACTATGCGTTTAAATATTTGTGTTCTAAGTCCTCGATGTACAAATTTAATCTTTTGTTCTCTCTTTCCAAATGTATTAGCTTTCTTATTAGCTGTGGGTATGTGTCTTCCTGAGTTACGGGGTCTTGTATACCTTCAAATATCATATCCTTTATAACCTTATATGTGTTGTAAAGCTCCTTGTCGTATACAGTTATATCATCAAAGGCTCTTATACTATGTATAATTGTGGAGTGGTCTTTGCCTAGCGTCTTACCTATAGGCATGAACCCATATCCTAGCTCTCTAAGTATTTTATAGTAAATCATTCTACCAAAAACATACTCCTGCTTTCGTGTCTTGTTTACTATATCTATCTTAAATGTATCGTTAATTAGTTTAATTATCTTGTGCTGTAGTTTTGTGTCTATTATTGTTTTTCTCATTGTTATTTTATTTTAATATTTTCTTTTCTATTACGTAGTCTAAGTAGTCATCTAGCTCTATGATTTGCATATCAAGATAGGCAGGCGACTCATCGGGTTGATGTATGTACTCTACCTCAAAGTATAGTGGCTCTTCATTTACATTACATACGCCACCTATTTTCTCGGTCCACCCATCAGTTAAAGGAAGCCTTTCAAAGTTATAGTCTATCTGACTAGCTATATCAACTGCCTCTTTATTAGGGAGCATCCTTACCTTGATTGCGAATATATCACTAACATCATATGTTGACTCCATTATCTCTTTTTTCTTTACATTCTTTACATAGTACCTCGTCTACGTGGGTGCAATCTAACACAAAGTCTCCCGACTTCAGGCAGTCTACACAAAAATTTTGACCGTACTCCCAAAATTGTTGGTTAAGTGGGTGGTGCTGTTCTGTTTCTCTATTCATTTTATTATTAATTAATTATTCACCTCTGTACACCTCGGTATTAAACCCGAATGCACTAAGTTCTTTAAGTCTGTATTCCTGTAGTTTTGATAGCTTACCTGTCTTTGTTTTTATCTCACTGAATATAACTTCAGCGTGTGGTGGTATAGCTAACACGTCAGGGATTCCGTTCTTGTTAGTTTTAATTAACTTAATTACATAATATCCCTGAGCCTCAAGTTCATTAATTCTTTTTTTCTGTATCTGTTGCTCGGTCATGTTACAAAGTTATTGATTTCTTTTATAGGAATAAGGACAGACATTGAAGTATTATTATCTCCCATTGCTTTGATGCTTCCTTTTTTAAAGTATCTCCTAGACACCTCCTTTAGTAGTTCAGTTTCAAAAACATACATTACTTTGTCTTTGTATCCTCCTGATAATATTATTATCCAATAGTCTGCTTGGGTTGTAGATATACCTGATGGCTTACCCCTGCTCTCATATTCTATTGCTATGTTGCCTGACCGACTAACCCAACTGTCTCTCTTTACTTCAATTAATTTGTCTTTAAATAAAGAGTCTACAATTCTTTCCCCCTCTTTACCTACCTCAAGGTCATATCTAAAATCGTTATTAAAGTTCATAATATTTTTTTAAAATGTTGTACTGTGTAATCCTTCTTCTTTATCACAGCTTTATATATATCTTTTTCAATACCTCCATCAGAGAATATCCAATACACATCGCTATGTTTCCTATCTTTTGTTGTCATCCTATCTCTACTCTGCCAATAACTCGTAGCAGAAAAGTCTATGTTATAGTACACCAACACGTCAGCTTCCTTCAGGCTTATTCCCTCACGTCCTGACACAATCTGTAGTGCAATGTTCTTATCTGTCCCAACAAACTCTTCTAGTGTATCGCACAAGGTGTCCTTGAAGACACCCTTTAATGCGTTATACTCTTGCTTGAACTTATAGAACACGCCTATCTTTTTACCCTTAAACCTTTCCTTTATGAACTCAGCCTTTGAGTAATCAAATATCATCGACTCTCCGCTTTCAAACTTCACTGTCCCTGAATATATCTGATGTAGCTTTGACATACATTTCGCAGGCGTATCACCCAATATGACTTCACTATTACCCTCAACTACCCTATCCTTTTTAATTTTATCTGCCAAACGATAAGTGATATCGTTCATCTTCACAACAAGTACTTGTTCATTTATTTTATTAACGAAGCCTGCCTCTCTCTGAGTGTATGTTATTGTCATAGGTCTGACCTTATCTAAAATAGATTGTTGACCTCTTGAATAATCATTCACATAAAGAGAATTAATCTTACGTTGCTTTACGTCTATGTAGTCCTTAGCAAACTTGTAGAAACTTGTATATTCTTTAAATGGGTTTGATGGAATCCCATACACCTGATGATACATCTGACTGTAACTCTCAGGTGTCGGGGTTCCTGACATCAAACAAATTATACACCTATACTTATGTATAAACTCTTTTACTTGCTTAGCTCTTTTGCTTGGCTTAGGAAATGCACCAAGCGTATGAGCCTCATCAAGTATAACCATGTCGTAACTAACATCTTCAATCTTATGTAGTGATTCGTAGTTGACCGTATGTAATTTGAAGGAAGGGTTAAGTAGGTTGTAGTCAGACTCAATACTTCCTATCGCCTTCTTTTTTGTTACAAACAATACCTCTCTACACCCTAGCTTATCTGCTAGACCAAGGCTTGTTAGTGTCTTTCCTGTCCTTACCTCCATCGCTAGATAAACAAACCTGTACTTCTCACAAATCTCATACGCCTCTTGTATTATCTGCGACTGATAGTCACGGAACTGAAACCTGTCATCACTCATATCTTTATTTAACTTTATTTCTGATATTTTAAACAAAGGTCTCTGTGAATGAAGAATCTTATGTCTGTTCATCAACCTTGCTATCAATGAATCTTTATTATTTGAATCTCCATACACCTCAGAAGATATAGTCCTCGAACCTTTGGTCGCTGTTACCTGATATAATCCTTTCATATGTTTTTATCTAGCCTTATAAATATAGGGTTGTTTTCCCCCATATATGCTCCGTGTATATTAAAATAAAAGTAATCAATTGCGTCTGCGTATGGCATATCCTCTGCGGTTATATCTATACACCTGTCTAGGTCATATACTGCAACTATATTTCTGTTAAAATTTTCAGTGTATCCCATAAGTGCAGCTCCGTATCCTGATACTATTAATGAGCCGTGCTCCTTAAGTACTTCTAATGTTTTAATTTTATCATCGTATGTAGACATAACTATACATTTAAAGTTTTCTGTGTTACTAACTCATCATCTCTCTTTATCCTTAGCCATCTACCTGCCATATCTCTACCCTCTTGTGGGTTAGTGCCTGACTTAAATGAAGCATAGGATGACATCCATTTATTAAACTTAATCCTACTGATTGTCAGCTTAGCTTTAGGTGCATAGTCAGGGTACTGCTCAATGAAATCTAGGTATGCTGTATGTAGGCTTATCTTTATGTCTACACCTAAGATTGGGTTGTCCTGACTGCCATTAATTAATCCACACCACTCAATGAAATCGTGAGATGTCTCTGCCGATAGCTGACGTATCTTAAGGTTAACAAACTTACTCTCAATCAGTCCTGTGTTAAGGTATCCCTGAAGACATCCTATCATATAGTTGTCAAATGCACACCACTCTCCATCATTCCAATCACCGAAAAATAGTTTACCAAACTCATCTAGTGGAGTGTAGTTCTTACTGTAGTGTTGGTGTAACTCAAGCTCCCACTTCCTTCTAGCAAATGAGTTGCCGCTTCCTTTGATTGCGTAGTTAGTAGTGATAGCAATCTTGGGTGACTTCTCAAATGGTATCTTGATTGCATCCTTGTTCTTCTTCTCTAGTGTTAATCCTTCTGTTACTACAGAGAATAATCTTTCAAACTCGAAGTGCTTACGTACGTCATCGAATACTAAAATCTGTGTGTCTGCAGATACAAGTTGGTATGCAAAGGAACGTTCAAATGTAAATGACTTACCATCAATGGTAACTACCTTTTTCATTTGGCTTAGTGCATTCATGAACATACCTTTACCTGTACCGCCTTCAGGGTTATCTGATATCACTTCATCGTTTAGTATAACTGCAGGACAAAACGATAGGTTCTTGTGTGCGTGCATCAGGAACCCTATAGTAGAGTTCATTGCCGATATCCTGTCTTGCTCTCCGTTACATATGTTATATATAAACTTACTATAGTCTGTGTCTAAATCACATTCACTAAAGTTTCTGTCTATCACGTGGTCTTTCCATACATAACCTCCTAGGTCAAGGTAGTCAATCATCTGCAAATCATCCTTTGTAATCTTTACTGCACAATTCCTGTAGTATAGATAGGATGTGTCTTTATTATCCTCTATAAAGTAAACATCAATTGTACTAAGCAAAGTAAGGAAGTCTTCTTTAAAGTATCTCACCTTATCTGCAAAGTGATTATATATACTTAAGTCATCTATCTCTATAAGGTTATTAAGAACAAAATCTTTTATCTCCTTCTCGTCTGTGTGGTCTATTAGGTTATCGGTTACCTTAACAAAAACGTAGTTCTTACTACCTTCAGGGCAGTACTTGTAGAACCCATTGTCTTCTAGGAATTGTTTAAATAGTACATGTATTATCCTTACTACACCCTTGTCCGACTTCATCCAAAACTGAGTCTCTTGTGCCTCCTCATCTATCCTTGTAATGACAGCCTCAATAACTTCGCTATCTAGGTTTGAGTCTTCTAGTTGTGTACGTAGTTCTTTTTTAGATGCCCCTCGCTTCAACTTTATTTTAAGGTTATGTAGACGCTCTTCGTCTTCATAGTACTTACTACCAAAGTTAGCTGTGTTAGAGTATGCCGACTCTATGGTCCTGTGTATCTCGTTCTCGTTAAAGTCTTCGCTTCTGTAGTTGCTCATTACATATCCTGCTAGAGACTTATTGATTCCAAAGTCATTGAACGCTGACGCTAATACATAGCAGTTGTGGTTTCTTTGTCCCTCAACCATTGGATATTTTTTTACCCACCACTTTACAAGTATGTCTACTATCTTGTTCTCATCTGTGATAGGAATGGTAGGTGCATCTCTATACTGATTCTTCTCTTGATACTCTCTCTCTTCTATCTTATCCCATATAGATGAGTTCTCGTTTACAAAAATTAGTGGGTCGTAAGATTCATAACAAACCCTAGATAAGTTCTTGCACGTAACGTCAAACTTAGGGTTGTTAAAATGTTTTTGTAGGCTATTGAAATAGTTTACGTGGTTATCTATGTCTTGTGGTATCTTAACGATTACCTTTAAACCTTGACCTGATGGAGAAACAAAAACAGAGTAGGTATAAGGAGACTTAGTTATGTTCTCTTTATCCTGTAACATCTCTCTACTTTTTTCGTACCCATCAAAGTCTAGGCATATAAACCCTGAGTGTTCCTGTATTGAGTTATCATTCCTTTTTGTAAACCTACCACTAAAACAAATTGCGGGTAGCTGTTTCTTTAATTCGTTTCGCTCAGCCTTACGTTGTTCTTTTCGTATACGCTTTACTAAATCTTTTGATGCTCCGTTCCTTATACGCTCAATGAGATGACCAATAGGTCTATGGAATGGTGCGTCTGTTTCTTTTATATTCTTAAATATAGTGATGTTTGATGTCATGTTTTATTTATTTATGTCAACCCAATGTTGACTTTATGTTTAGTTTGTTATTGATTATCAATGAGTTGTCGACTATGTTAACTTTTTCTTCTTGTATAGGAAAGATAAAAATAATAATAGTATAGAATATATATAGTATACTAAGTATAAAACTCATCATTGTGTAGTGTTTAAAAAAGGGAGGTCGTTACAACCTCCCTTGGTTAAATTTAAATTACTAACTATACTAAAATGGTAGGTTGTCAACCTCCTCTTTAGCCTCAGTAGTTCTATTCGTCTTAGGAACGAATGTGTCTAGCTCTACATAGTATGAGCCTGACTTAGCTTGATTGATGTTTAGGTTTACCCATCCATCTTTGTGATTCTTCTTCATGAATGATACTGCATCATCACATTTAACTGATACTCTACCAACTACAAAGTCAGGAGCATTTTCTCTTCTCTTAAATGAGAATCCATCTGCGAACACTTTTTCTTCTTGTGCCATAATTAATTTAATTTACTTTATTATTTAGTTCCAAAAATTTATTAAGACACCATACGTATTTGGAACGTTACACGTAAGGTGTCTGTATTTATTATTTATTAGGTGTCCTGTAGGACACATATTAAATCTCTTCATAGAAATAGTATTGGTCTATATCCTCTGTTGGGTTGTCCCCAAAAAACTTTCTATATACATCCACTGCCATCTCTACCTTTTGTTTACCCCTCTCAAGACTCTCCTCGCTCACCGTATAGGTACCCATCATCCCACTTAACTTATCTATAACAAGAAACATCATAGGCTTATTAAATAGTGTTGAGTATATGTAGGCTTGGCTGTCGTAGTTATACTTGCGAAAGTTCCAACGGAAATCATTAATATTACTAGATGTCTTAAGGTCGAAGATAAAGTCTTTACCAACTATATCCGCTTTACCTTTCCACATCTCGCCACATATTTCGGCAACGCTCGGCACTTCGTATGCATTGTTCTTATCGTATATGTAGTTGTACATATCAAAGTTAGACTTCATTCGGTCAACCCAACCCTCTACGTCTTCCTTTTCTTTCTCAAGTAAAGCAAAGTCTCTAGGTCTCTCACTGCCTCTATCAAGCTCAGCAACGTAGTCTTTATACTTCTTTGTGTTACGAGACGATACGTCTATAAAGTCCCACTCCTTAGCCTTGTCAGGCTCTAAGAATAGTTGGTGAAAATATCTTCCCATTGCAAACTCTTTAGAGTCACCCCTCTTAGCCCCGAAAAATTTCGGGTTCTTTAGTAGTGTACCTATGTCTGAGTTGGATAGATACTTTCTGCCGATTCCGTTATAGTATTCATTGTCATCTCTTAGTTTAGTTAATATTGATTGTGTCATACTATATATTCTTTTTAAGTTCTGCTTTGACTACATTTGGTATCGTGAACCTCTGTTGTAGTATTTTAACTATAGCATTTAGACCCTTATCTTTGTTATCTACTGCCCACTTAATAACCTTATCCCAATTCTCATCGCCAACCTCTAGCTTTTTCTTACTTGGCGTACTTGTAGACTCTTGATTTGCTATGGCATTCTTTACTTCTTCTGCCGATGCAACCGATGTGTCTAGACCTATGCCAAAGTTAGCTAATGCCCTACCCCAAGCTGATGTCTCGCAGTTCTCAACGTACGATGTCTTGTTGATGAACGTGCTGCCCTTCTCTTCTTCAGCCATGCCTGTGGATATAATCTTCCCATCAGCATTTGTGATTGTGGCAAGGATTAAAATCGATTTGTCTGTCTTTTCTAGTACTTGTGATGTAAGAGAAAAGTTAGGATAGTTATTCCTGAAGTAGATAAGTCTTTCGTTTACTTCAACGTACTGCTTACCTTTAATGTTTACTGATTTAAGTTGTGTCATTTGATTTTTTATTTATTTTTTTATTAATTTTACTATACTCACTCATAACTTTCTCTCTTGATTCCTTTAAAGATTTAATCCGCTTGGGACGATTATGCCCATTGACCTCACTCTTTATACGTTCCTCAATCGTGTCAAGTTTTGTACGATAGTTAGACAAAGATAGCTCATAAACACCAATCCTCCAACCTTTTTCTAAGAAAATATCTTTCTGACTATCTGTGATAGGTAGGTACCAATCTCCTGTTAGTGTTGTGTTTAATATGTCTACCTCTCCTGTCTTATCGTCCTGAATTATTTTACATCCATACAATACCCTTGCCTTGTATCCGATACCACTAGACTGTAGTGCATACCTATCGTCCAAAGCTTGATTAATTATATCTTGTAGTGTATACATGTTACGCTATATCTTTTATTATATTTTTAATATCTGCATCCTCTGTTATTTTTTTCTCTACACGAGATATGCCGTGTATGATTGAAGAGTGACCTACATCGTACCCATTATCCTTCATGTACTCCTGTATGTAATGTATCTTCATTGGTCTGTGATAGCAAAGGTAGTAAAGGAAATACCTTGCGTCTACATGCCTAGTCTTGCGTGACTTTGCGAACAATTCTTTTTCTGTAATTTGGAATAGGTCAAGGACTTTCCCTGCATATTCATTGAATATATTATTTTTCATTTTTATTTTTGTTATTTATTTTGTTAATCTTTTCCCACTCGTTGTGCCAATAATCTGAATCGGCATACAATGAGTAGAAGTCCATTGGGCTAAACTCATCTATTAGTTGTTTGGTTTTGCTCATCGTATTTATCTCTTGCTATATAGTTGTATAATTTTTCTTCTAGTAGTTTAATGTTCTTGGTTACCTGCTTTTCTCCGTTGATATCAAGCAACCACTCTCCGCTCTTGAGTAGTTGAATACACCCACCTGATATGTATGACATAACGTGTAGGCAATCATCTCTCAGTTCTGTGTTGTAGTTGGATTCGTAGTCACTTCGACTTGTGAGTCTACCTGTGTCCCTGAAGACACCTATTGTAAACTCTAATTTTTTGTCTGCATTAATTTGCATACGTTGGATGTAGCCCTTGTCCGAAACAGGTCTCATCTTTTCTTGATTTACTTCTCTTAAATAAATTGATTTCATGTTTGATTTAATTAGTCTTGCCATTACTTTAATAAGTCTTTTACTCTAACGTATACGTATCCCTCGTGGGTTATCTTCTCTGAGTTGCTCCACCAACTATCGGTTTTAGGTAGGTGTCCGACTTCGATTCCAATCTTAAGACCCAACTTCAATGCCTCGTCTATCTCATCGTGTGATTCGATTAAAGATTCAGAGTCATCATCGTGTACTACAAATAATTCGTGAGCTAACCATACCTCTTCTCGTTTTTTGTTTCCGTACTTCATTCGTTCAGTTACATCAAGCCAAACGAAACTATCTTTTTCAGTTACATAAATACTCATAGCCTTTTAGTTTAATGGGTTATCGTCTGTTGTTCTATACTCCATATACTCTGCCTCATCATCTATGGTGCTGTATATGCCCTCTGTGATGTGGTTTAACTTTAACACCTTTTCTAGCAGTGTCATTGCCTGTTCTGATGTACATCTATAGTTGCACATCACATCCTCAACGTGCCACATGGTATCTGTAAAGTACCCTCGTAGTTGTAGCTCTTGTCTTAGGTCTTCACTCTCCACCTCTTTCAGGTCGTTGTACTGATTGGTTTCTTCAATGTGTCTGATGAGTCTGTTAAGACCTCCCTTAATCCCTTCATACTCTGCTTCTGAATGGCTGTCGTTAACCCATTCGACATCACTTAAGATATCATCGGTTACTCTCTTAATTGTCTCTAATTTAATCATAATGTTTAATGTTTGTTCAAATATAGTTTAAAATATTGGTAATTACAAATCTGTTTCTGTCTTTCGACTTCATCAGTACGGATACACATCCGTAGACAGTGAAGGGTGTCCTGTAAAACACCCTTCGTTTGGTTTATGAATAGGGTAACACATCCTCTTCAGTAAACCATCCGTCACATCCGTCACAATGATAATTACTAAACCCATCAAACTTTAGGTCGTGAAAACAATCTAAACATATGGGTGATTCGTCTTTAGGAAACTCATCGTATACACTGACCTGTGTACACGTTGGCTCTTGCACTAACTCATACGTATCCTTAGGAGTTAAGCTGTAAGTACGTTCGTAGGACTTCACATGATTGTGTCCGTCCCATATATGCTCCTCGGTAGGATTGAAATAAATCCACGCATTGATTACTTTGTTGTTGACGTTGATAGGTATCTGTCTTCTCCTGTACCACCTTGGATGACCCTCTAGCATGTCTAGGTCTTTGAAGGTTTTGTCGTCTACCTTGAACACGTCAACCCTGACGTTCGTCCCTTTGTCTTTCTTGTCTATCAGATATGGTAACCCCGACACAACCAAAGGATACTTGTCTTTAGTGTATCCCTTACCTAAAAACTTTGAGTTACGTAGGTATGAATGGTTATTGTGGAACCCTTTCTTGAGTGTACCATAAACCGCAACCACATTGTCCTGCAGGACGTTTGTCTTGGAGTACCATACTCCATCTCGATAGGTATACAGGTGCTTGTTAAAGATTTGGAATGTTCTGTTCCTCGTGTTAACTGACAGGAACCTTGCCTCAAATTTTGACAGTGACTTTTTCCACGTGTGTCTTGGTGTATTACCTAGTTGAATAGCTAGGTCTTCTGTGTCTGTCATCATATCGTTACCGTATCCATCCACCGTCCCGTTCATCATGAATAGCTCGTCTTTGTTGTTGCCACATACGAATGGATGAGTGTTTTCTTTACAGACCTTACCGACTGTTGCATACCTAAAGTGAGCGATGTATGGTCTCGCTGTGTCTAGTAGCGAATACTCCTTTGACGTGTGGTAGCTTACTTTGAATGTGTCTAGCCATACGATTCCTAATCCATGCGGATTGATTCTTGCTGATGTTTTGAGAACCTCTCTTGGCACATCTCTGCCTTTCTGTTTAATAATAATTACGCACATAAATGTTTAATGTTTGTGAGGGGTACCCCTTCAGGTACCGACCTCGGTTAATGTTTAATTTAATTTTACTTGATTCTTAGAATCTCTGTTTTAAAATCCTGTACTGACCCTTCTGCTATCCATTCCAAATCTTTTCTGAGTTTTACTCTTTCATTGTTTGTCAGCCCATCTAGGCAATCCCATACAGTAAGTAGTGTCATTACGTGAGATACTCTTTCTTGTGTTCTGCTTTCCATTTGATTTTTTTTTTTTAATGAGGAGGGTGTCTTGCAGGACACCCTGACCTCGGTTAATGTTTAATTTAATTCTCTTTAGAGTGAGTCTTTGTCAATCGTCCAATAAGTGTTTGCTCTCCAAGCTCCGCAATTCCAACTATCTAGATGCACACCACCTACTATACTAGTAATGTGAGTTGTCGTTTTTATAATGTAGCTTTTGTCTTTGGATGCAGGGAAACGTCTTACCTCATAAGTCTTGCCATTTGCTTTTCTTTTTGGTTTGTGTTTAACTGCTCCTAACACCTCTTCGAGATAATCACTAAGCACATCATCAAAGTTAAATGGCTGACACGTTGGATGATGCATTGCATACTCCATTAAATCTCTAAACGTCTCTCTGTAGCCTTTACCTGTAACGTGAACGATAGCTCTTACTACGCAGTCACCTACAATGAGTTGTTTCTTTGTTCCTTTAGGGAATAGTTCTCTTCTTGGATTTGACTCCTTGAATTTGTTTAGGCTAACCTTTCTTAGTTCGCCAATACTAATAATTTCTGCTTTTTTCATTTTAATTTAATTTTGTGGGGAGTATCCTGTTGGACGCCGACCCCTGATTTTACTATAATTTTAGACAAAGATAAAACAAACTTTAGACATTTCCAAATTTATTTTTTCAGCTCTTTTAATAAGGTGTCGAATTCGACACCTTTAGAAAAGAAGTTGTCATAATTTTTCTATTAATCCTAGTTTAATGTACTTTCTGAAAATTCTGTTTCGTATATACTTTTTTATTAATCTCATCGTGTTGGTTTTTTACTACTTTAATGTTGTTTTACTTGTTTAATGTTAGCTTCTTTATACATCCACCAATGTCAAGACAATCCGAAAAGTGGTTGCACTCGCAAGGCTTAGATGTGTTTTCTTGATTTTTCTCACCCGATAGGGTGTATATATCTTGGAACAAATCTAATATGTCTTCTGATGCTCTGTCTTCTATGAAGTTCCTACCGTGGTAGTGATTCTCTAGTATGTCTAGGATTTTTTCTTTAAGTTCTTCTCTATTCATAATTGTTTTTTTACTTTGTTAAAATATTTAATTGTTGATACTTTTTTATCTCCGTTTGGACCACCGTTCCATCTTCTAGCTACTATCTCTGCATACTCCATGAAGGTGTAGTCTTCGCAGCAGTAGTACTCCTCTGACACGATGTTAAACATCTCAATGGACTTTGCACGACTGTATCTGTCATTCAACGTGTAGGTAGTAGGTATGTCATGCTTAGCAAGTATTCGATTGACCTCTCGTACCATTATAGGGTGTATCTGTAGGCATCCTACAGCCTTGCCATTATCACCTACCGCAGAGTCATTGCCTCTGCTCTCAACGTGAATTACAGCTCGTATCAAATCGTTCCAAGTAGGTGTCTTGCAGGACACCTCAATGGACTTCGTTTGTTCTTTTACTTCACCCGTATGTACGTCTGCATTATTGGAACAAGAACCAATAAGCATGCTAATAAAGATGACTGTACTTATCTTGACCACCATACGCTTATTGCTGCTTTTAGTTTTGACCTCTCGTACTTATCTATGTTCTCACTATAGACCTTGTCTATAGCATGCCATTTGCTATGTGCGTACACCTGCTTGATGTACTTGCCTGCATAGCTTACCCTGTAGTTTTGTTGTTGCTCTCTCATATCTTAATATATATTATCTGTTACTTTATCGTAAACGTAAGAGTCATCCTCGTTCAACGTATCTAACTCCTCATCTGTCATCTCTCTACCTTTGTACGTAGCTGCTGCTATGTACGCATCGCAGAAGTCAGGATAGTCATTCGTGTCTATCCCATCCACCTCTACGTCTTCAATTTTTGTGTAATTTAATCTCATTCCCATTGACCTCCATTCCAATACTCATTTATGTCATACGTACCATCTTCACGTTCAGGTGCTAATTCAAAACTGAATGGACCATCTGCCGTTTCAGCACATTCTTTTTCATAATCATAAAACTCTTCCAATGACGTGTATTTGCGAGCGGATTCAGTACTGCATCCATCGCAATCTGTGCTTGAAAAATTCATCCAAAAGAACCCATCCTTGACGAGTCTTTTTAGTATTTCGTTTTCTCTTTTTAACATAGAGCTAAGGTGTCCTACTGGACACCATAGCTTTCGACCATTCAGGTCTCATCAGTATGCTTATCTACCCTCTCTCCATAGCCATACGTTAAACATAACGACTCCGTGTAATAGGAATAGAACGAATGCTGTTAGGACACACAGAAACACGTAAGAAGACGTCCCACCTGACGTATTCATAATCATGTGTTTGACTACCCTCAAGACAGATATCAAAAGGAATAAAGACATTGTGCTTACTAGCATGTTTTGGATTTTAATTAGTGTTACTCTCATGGTTTTATATGTTATAAATTAATGTTCCTGTTTCGTCCTTTTGGACTCATCAGCACAGGCATTCACCTGTGGACAGGAAGGTGTCCCATAGGACACCCTCTGTATAGTTTAGATTAGGTTTGCGTAGTGACTAGCAAAAAACTCTCGGTTACTCAAATCATAAGAATCAAAGCCTCTTGTATACACACTTGACCTGACTCCATATGCAGGTGAAGTACTCCACCATTTCTCTAGCCATCCGCAGGTATATTTGTTCAGTTTACCTGTCTTTAAAAACTTAGTGAAGTGACCTGACAGCTCAAATATTGCATCTACCTTCTCTGTATCTTGTTCGTACATGCTCATGACTATTGGACGTAATCTACGGTTAAGTACTGCTATACTTGTACCTGCATCATTGACAGCAAAGTTTAGTATTTCGTACATCAATTCGTATCTTCTCATTAGCTGCTTAACAGAAGATATTCTGCTAGGTAACCTATATTCTAGTGTATTGTTATTGATTCTACATACAGAATACTTGTCGTATACTCCGTCTCTCATTTGTGGGTTATACGCACAGTAGTGATTGGCTAATCTCTTTCTAAAGATTGAGTATATTATACCTGAATATGGACGTAGTAGGTTTATTATTTCGTCACCTGACATCCCTTTGATACCAATGTGCATGTGTCCACCACATTTATAGTCACTAGGACTGTATTCGTCTTCTATGATGTGCTTAGCTTCAACAAACATGTTGAACACCTTGGTTCGCCATTTAGACTTAGCTATCAATGGTAGTACATGCGTTACTGCTTCGTATCCGCATGATGAGTCACTCTCAAATCCACAGAACAATGGATACTCTCGTATACTACTCCTGTGCAAACGGTTTTTCTCAACCTCAAATCCTATGGTGAATTTGCTAGAATGCTCATACCCATCGAAATGGACATTTTTTCTGTCTTCGCTTTTAAGACCATTGATGTCGACCTGTCTCGCTTTGTTTCGAAACGCAGACGGGGCTTTAAACCCATAAGATACTACTCTACCTCTATCGCTTGTGTCGTTAAGGTTTTCAAATTCAACCCCAACTTGTGGCGTTTGTTCGTCTTGTAAATAGTTTAATAAATTCATGTGTTACTTGTTTTTTTTAAAATTGTTAACGTTAAACAGGTGTCTTACAGGACACCTTCTCTTTGTAAAAGTTGTACTACTTCGTTCATTTGTCTGAGCAAATCTGTGACCTTACCATTTAGGTATGAGTCATCTAGCTCGCCATTGGTAACGACACCTTCAGCAGTTACCCTAGCTGAGAATCCTTTATCACCATTAATGCCGTCTTTCGCTACACTGAGTGATACATACGTCTTTGGTGTAGCTACCTCAGGTTTGTCCTGTTGTTCTAGCTGTCCTGCAAACTTCATAAGGTTTGCTACTGTCCTAACAGCTCTTTCGCCATTATTCTCAGCAGATGTACATGCTCTCTTGAATTTGGTAACTACTGCAGGTTCGTCTTCCATTAACTTAGCTACTCGCATTAGTTTGTTGTGATACTTGCTAGTGTAATTCCATTGGAATACTCTCTCTACGAAGTCTTTTTCTGTACTCCATTCGATACCTGCTTCAGCTAGCATCTCTTTCGTCTCAGACTTCCTGAACCATAACATCGCTTGGTTAAACTGTTGAGCTAGCTTCAGCTGTTTGTCGAATCCCTTCTTCGTCTCGTTTCTGATTTCATTAGCTAGTGCAATTGTGCCTAGCATCTCACTGTTTGCAGAGTTTAAAAACTCTGTCTCGATTTGCATTAAATGTGTCATAATTTGTTTGTTTGTTTTTAATATTTGTAATAGACCTGCCGTAGCAGGTTTCGTCCTATCAGGACTCATCAGTATTACTTGTTGTTGATGATTCGAGTAGCTTCAAATAATGCTTCATCGCTGTCTTCAAAATGCATAGAATCTCTGCCATCTGCAAAGTATATGATACCATCCTGCACTCTTGGTAACTGCTCTTGCTCCATTTCAGTTGTTTTACTGATTACTTGGTAACATCCAAACCATACTCCCCATTTAAGGTCGCTGTTGGTTAGTCTTGTTAACTCTTCGAATGATTGCTCTGTCTTGATTTGCTTTAAATGTGTCATAATTTGTTGATTTTTAGTTGTTTAAGTGTTTTTTGTTTGTTTTTGTTTCGTTCTTATCTAGTACGAATATAGTATATAACTATTACTTGCACAAGTTTAAAAGTATTTCGAGACAGCAACATGTCTATTGGATGCATAGCACTAGTCTATTGCAATGTCTGTTAGGTGTATTTTGTTAGGCATTTATAACTACCGTCAATGGGGTAAGGGACGTCTCTCCCTTTGTGTTTAAAGGAGAAGGTGTAGCAGAGTGATGGACGGGGGTAGGGATACAGGGTAGCATCTACGTAGGATAGATACAGCAGGTGTCCTGCAAGACACCTAGGCATATAGGCTGTAACAATACAGCGACAGGACGGCAGAATATAAAAAGCTAAACATTTTGACATGGGGATTCAAAAAGCATAGCCCACATATCGCTGAGATATCGGTTTGGGAATCGGGGGTCGTTGCGTGCAGGCTGTTAGAACCCAAATAGTATAACCATTTAAAAAAAAATAATACCTTTGTGATATAAGAATACTATAATTGTGTCTATTGATTTATAGTTATTAATGTTTGATTTTAGGGAGGGGCTTCGGTCCCTCTTTTTTTATGTTATTTATTATATATATATGTCAACCTTATGTTTAGTTTATGTTAAGTTGAAACTATATAAACTACTGATTACTAATACTTTATATTAAAAAATGTTAATATGTTAAGTTTAGAGCTTCGTATATAAGAATAGTAGTATAAATAAGGAGGTAGTAGTAGTAGTATAGGGGAACCTGAAGTCGTCATATGAAGTCTAGCTTCACGGTAACTATTAATATATATACCTGTATGGTGTAGTATTGGTAGTTTTCTTCGGGTCTATGTAGTTCCCAACCTAGTGCTAGCCTATCATGTGGATAGTGAAATGCTATATGTAGTCTCCAATCGCTCATTTATTGAAATATTTTTATATTTTTGCGTAAATTAATTAAATCAAATATAATATGCAAAATGGATTCACGCCAAAAGAACTTCACTTTTCTGATGATGGGCGAACTAAACTAACTAATGGTATTAATAAGATTGCTAACGCAGTCAAGTCAACCTTGGGACCAAGGGGTAATACGGTACTCATCGAGTCGCCTGAACACCTACATGGAATAACAGTAACTAAGGATGGTGTAACAGTAGCCAAGTCAATATCTCTTATGGACCCTGTAGAGAACCTAGCGGTTCGTATGATGAAAGAGGCTGCGGACAGAACGGCTTCGTCTGCGGGTGATGGAACGACCACTGCTATTGTATTAGCCGAGGCATTAGTTAATGCGGGCACTGAGATTATGGACGACAGCGTTAACCGTACAGAGGTGTTAAGACATCTAGTAGACGAGACGAAGTTAATTGCTAACCATCTAAAGTTAAAGGGAAAGAAGTTAGACGAAAAGAGGCTTCGTGATGTTGCTGTTATATCAGCCAACAACGACTCTGCTATTGGCGGTATAATATCAGAGGTATACGAAAGTGTAGGGAAGGATGGTATAGTTACAGTAGAGAACAGCAAGACGTCATCTACATACTACGAGACCACTAAGGGTATAAAGATAAAGAGGGGGTACGCATCAACACTGTTTATCAATGACCAAAAACGAGACGAATGTGTCCTAGAAGACACCTATGTATTGGTATGTGATACAGAGATAAACAACATACTACAGATTGAGAATATACTTAAGCCAATTATCCAAGAGGGAAAGAAGCTATTAATTATAGCACCCACCTCTACCAATGTTACAAATACACTAGCGGCTAATGTTATAAAGAACGGATTGAAGATATGTACAATCAACCCACCTGACTTTGGATACCGTCAGCATGAACTGATGCAGGATATAGCTATTAGTGTAGGTGCTACATACTTTTCTGAGAAGACAGGTGACGACCTTAGCTTGATTAGCTTTAGTGACCTAGGTCACTGCTCTAGGGTTATAGCTAGTCGTGACTCTACGGTTATAGTAAAAGACAACGAGAGTGATGGTGTCAATGCAGTGGTTGCCGAGAGAATCAGTCAGCTACAGGAGGCTCACTCAATTGCTAAGGCAAAGCAAGATAAGGACTTTATCAACCAAAGGATAGCATCCCTATCAGGAGGAATCGGTGTTGTGTACGTTGGCGGAAATACAGACCTAGAACAGAAGGAGTTGTATGACCGTGTTGATGACGCAGTATGTGCAGTACGCTCAGCACTAGAAGAGGGTATATTACCGGGCGGTGGACTTACGCTTTATAACATGCATAAGACATACACGCTTAAGGAGTCGAATGAAAAAAATATTTCGAAAAAAATTGCTTACGCAATTTTATCTAAATCACTAAAGGCTCCGCTATATCAGATACTAGCCAACGCAGGACTAGACGCAGAAGAGGTATATAAGGACTGTAAGGGTGCCATGTGGGGATACGATGTAAAGAAAGACAAGTACGGATACCTAATGACCTTAGGGGTAATAGACCCTGTTAAGGTAACGAGACAGGCACTACAGAACGCTGTATCAGTTGCGGTAACTATATTATCAACCAACGCTATTGTAACAATGGCAAGAAGCTACGAACAAGAATGAAAGCAATAGGAAAGAATTTAATTATTCAAAAGATAAGCGAAGAAGTGACAACCGAGAGTGGTCTGTTGCTGTCCAATGAGGACGTTCAGGACATGAGATACCACAAAGGTAAAGTAACACTACCGGGCTCTGATGTGTCTGAATTTATAAAGTCAGGGGACGAAATATATTACGACTCAAGGCAGTCTTATACTCTAGTGATAGACGGAGAGTATTGTACAATTATTCAGGAGAGAGATGTCGTTGTTGTCTTATAAAGTCATTCATGCCGATGATAGCCTCTCTATATCTTTTGTCTGTGTAAGACACATTCTTTAGGAACATAGGATTCTGTGACGGGGAAGTAGGCAACTCATCCCCGTTAAGTTTCTTGTATACAGAAGTAACGACCCTTTTAGCTTTGTATGATAAAGTGTATAGACCTTTTATCTTACCTTGTCTTTTGCGAAACACCTCTATCCAACCATCACGAAGAAGTTTATTAAACCTCCCCTCGTCCCAAGATAATATCTTATCGAACTCAGCGAACTTATCTTTATTAAAGTACCCCTCTGAGTTTAAAAATAACAATACATCAAGCTCTGATTGGGTGAGGTTATACTTTACTTTTATATACTGACGTATTATCCTCCAATATTTTAGGTAATCTTTCATTAAATTAAATTTTGTAAATTTGTACAAACTTATATAATTATGTCTTATACAGATAAAGAAAAAGCTAAAGACACCAAAGCAATTGGTGAAGAGCTAATGAAATTAGCTATAAACAATAAGCAGGCTAAGATGATTCGTGACTTGCAAGAAGGTAACATTAGATTAAAAGACAGGTTATCAGGCAGGAATAAAAAAAATAGACCTAGGTCACAGTCATACCCCGGATTAAAGCAACTTGGGTCTAAGCCATCTACCCCTGTATAATGGCACTATCAATGTCTTCATACGACAAGAAAGACAAGGTAAGGAGACCGGGTGTCCATGCTAAGTCTAAGACATCAAATAATAAAAGTTCTAGGAACTATAGGAAAAAATATAAAGGACAAGGAAAATGAAAAAAATATTAAAACCGTATTTTACCGCAGCAAATTTAAAAATGGGGGGCAATCCTGAGAAGTTTGGCTTAGTTTCTAACAAGACAATTGAAAAGTCTCCATATAAATCTAAGTGTGGCAAAAAGAAGTAATGGCAGGTAGGACTAAAACTAAGGGCAATAAGATATGTCCGGCAGGTATAGCTTGGGCAAAGAGAACCTTTGACACATATCCTTCGGCATATGCGAATATGGCTGCTAGCAAATATTGCAAAGACCCTAACTACGCAAAGAAAAGTAAGAAGTAATGGGAGCCTTAAAGAAATGGAGAGATGAGAAGTGGGTACGTATAGGTACTGACGGTTCTATTAAGGGTGCTTGTGGTACAAGCAAGGATACTAAAAACCCTGACCGTTGTCTTCCATTGGCTAAGGCTAAGTCTATGACTAAGGCTGAGAGAGCATCTACAGCAAAGAAAAAGAAACGTTCAAGTAAAACTGTTGTGGCTAATACTAAGGCAGGGAAAGTAACTAAAAAATATACAGCATAATGGCAATACCATCAGGAACAAAATTTCACGGAGTAGCTTCGTTTGTAGATACAGAGAACAAAGGTTCTGCATCAGCTAACGCAATGAGGGATGCATATACTATTGAAGAGCTGTCTCAGTTTGTAAATGAGTATATATTAAACAACTCAATAACTAAAATAATACCTTACTTTTTGCAGGCTTCTCCATCAGGGAGTAGCGACTATGATACTGCTTACAATATGGTTGACATTGATTGGGTAGGAGGTTCGGGGACATATGTTTTGAACATCCCTTCAGCAGTTGCTAATCCATATAGGGTTATCAGAGTGTCGAATAATGCTACCGTAGGTGCACAAGATAAAGTACACGTAACTCCTCCTTTGGGAGAGACTATAGACGGTGCTGCTTTTTACAATATACAAAAACCATTTAACGGCATATCAGCTTGGTCAGATGGTACTAGATGGATAGTTATACAAGCAAAGTCTGATTAAATATGGCAACTAAAAGTAAAATGAAATGCAATCGGGTAATGAGGTCCGATAGAGCAGGTAAGAAAAAAATGGTTAAGGCTTGTGCCGGTGGCAAGGAGAAGTTAATTCACTTTGGTGCTAAGGGATATGGTCATAACTATTCTGCTGCTGCACGCAAGTCATTTA